AATGCTTGGGTCTACGGCGATGCTGAGGTCCGTGACAATGCTGAGGTCCGTGACAACGCTCGGGTCTGTGGTGATGCTTGGGTCTATGGCAATGCTCAGGTCTACGGCGATGCTCGGGTCTGTGGCAATGCTTGGGAATTACCCCCACTTCACATTTTAGGCACTCGCCATTCATTGACTCACTGCAAGCATGGTTATATCCAAATCGGATGCCATTGTCATAGGATTAGCACATGGCAGAAACGATACAAGGATATTGGGCAGAAAGAAGGTTACACGGAGGCACAAATCGAAGAGTATGGTCTTTACATTGAACTGTTCGCCAAGAGAGACACCGCTATTTTTGGGACTCAGGCAGCATCCGAAAAAGGAGACGAAGAATGAGCCGAACATTCAATCGAAACCAGATGCGCCAGTTCGCTTTGTTCATTAACCGAGTGAATCAGAAGCAAACGGTTGAAGCTAGTTACTACTCTTTGGTCGAGGCTGGTATTGAACTGGTTGTTCGGGCGAAGTCTATTCGCTTTGCGTTTGAACGAGAGTGCAATGGTATCCGAAAGACGATCGACCAGGAATATACCATTCCCCCTAGCTTAAAGAAGTTGTATCGAACTATCGAAGTTCCCGATCCAGAAGGAGAGAAAAGAAACGAAGAACGAGCTAACCGAATGATCGAAGAGTGTCGAAAGATTGCTGCCGAAATTGGCTTTGCAGTCTACGTCCAAGGTGATCCAAGAGGATGCCCTATCTACCTCTATCTCGCTGATGAAGTCAAAGAAGGGTATCGAATCGACTCCCTTTATCAGACCATCGGCATTCCCGTACCTATCGACTAAGGAAAACCATGAACCACGATCCAGTACATGAACAAGCAATCAGACAGATGATAGCCCAGGACGTTGACCTAGCCTACATGAAGCCTGAAATCCTAGCGCAGCGAATTGCCGTCCAGAAGTTTGTCAGCGTATCCGTTAAACTTATCAAGGAAATCCAGACCGAGATCAAGATGGAGCATCAGGCACGATGAAATTCAGACGAGGGTTTTCCATCGGTTCGTATTTTGATTACAGTGTTGTGCCGAACGCTAACCGTGACGGTAAATGTCGTTGCGGAGTCTGGATCATGCGACACGATATGTATGCGTGGAACCCAATTACCCGTGTGGCATTGTGCCTTGGATGCTACAAGACAATGGGCGAAGCTACGAGGATTGCAGAAGCTAGAGAAGCCCAGGAGTGGGGATCATGAACAAAATGTTTATGACCATCATCCACGACGGGATGCAGGACGCCCCAATGGATAGGGAAATTCTAGTTGGATACGATGCCCTTGGTGGAGTGGTTGCATGGAGAGTTATGAAAGGAGAAACCGCAGGCAATCGAGATGATACGGCTTTCCATTGGCACTTCGGTAGTTACTGGTGTGAATTACCGGGTAGGTCAGCATGAGCGACAAGGAATATGCCCAATGACGAACCCTAACCTTATTCGGTTCGGAACCAAGGTGGTCGAGGTGACTGATTATGATTCAGGCAAACCTATGATCCACACGTCGATTGCGGCTCAAGTTCTCGAAATCACGCACCGAGCCCTACTTAACAGGTTGAAGCGTCGGAAAGTGAAACTTATCCGAAGGATTCGACGGAAGCGATGCAACTTATTCCTGAGTGTGGACGAGATGAACAATCTGATTGCTGATGCAGACATTTCAGCACTCAGAGACGCCAGGTATAAGCGTAGATCGGAATTCAACCTCGTGGACGGGAAGTTCGAGGTAGATCGAGAGAGACGTACCATTGAACGAGAAATTCAGGCTTGCTTGAATCGTTACACCTACACCGAACTTATTGACTTGCTGGACATCACTGTGACATCTGATCCTCTAGCGGATGGATTGACCCGAGTATTGGAGCAGGTTGAACGAGTCCGACCAGCAGTTAAGCGTTATGTGATTGCCAACATAAAATGGCAATGGGAATTGGTGGAAGGCCGCGCAGGAATCTTAGCCGCAGAAGAGGATTTACGGAAAGCCTTGTGGCGATTTATGAAACCTAGCGAGAGAAAGACCGACAGAGGGATTGCAATGGACATGACCAAGTTCATTACCCTGTTCTTAGGCGAATATGGCTGCACTATCCGATGCAAGACCATTCCCCGAGTGATCGAAGGAGGAAACGATGGGGAAACGAATTGATAAATCAGTCGTAAGGGTCAAAACCGTAAAGCGGTATTACATCTACGGTAGAGGCTACAACAACGAGATTGATGCTTATATTCAAGCGGCAAAGCGATATGTGAATCGACTTGAATTCGAGGCTTATTGCCGTTACAGTTACCCATATAGCCAAAAGTTCATTTCATGGCAAATTGCCCACCGAGTAATGCTTCCCGAACAGTTCACTCAAAATTGGTTTTCCGAAAGATACCCCGCGCGTTCCAATTGTAATTGCAGTTATTGTAATTCAATACGTCGAGGCTACACTCTCAACCGAAAAATGGGTTCTGGTCGAGGTTGCTGGTTTTCCAGGATGGAGGATTACCGAAAGATAGCCAAGGAGATCATTGTCGGTGATCGAAATATGGATGGGTCAAGACGATTATCTTTACCTATGAGATCCAAAGGAGGAAACGATTGACAAAGGCCGAGAAGTACCTGATCCAGTGCGCCGAGGACTGGCAGGATTGCAAGATGGCACTGAAAGCAAACAAAGCATCGGAACTACCCGATGAAGTGAAGAAAGAAATCCGCAAGGATCTTGGATTCAACTATGACCATGCGAAAGCTGCACTTAGTTTCGCAGTTAGGGATTTACGCCGGGAGCGCAAGGGAGAAATAACCAATGAATGAAATTACCAAGCAAGAAATCATTGACGAGTACAAGGCAAAGTGTTCCGACGCTTTATTCAAAGGCCGTTATGTCGATACCGTAGAGATCAATCAAGGGATCAAACGAGTCCAGAAGGAAGTCAAAATTCGATCATCTATCGTGCCCATTATTGGATGGATTTGCTTCTATGCCGCTTGCCTTGGAGCTTGCTATCTTGTGTGGCTGACCCGATGAGTAGCATTGACCGAAACAAGTTCTCTGTCAAGGCAGAGACGCACAACCGATTCATCGTGTTCTACCCGTACTGGTTCCAGGCCGCTATCCCGATGGAGTTCTACTACAACGAGAAACAAGCGATGGATCGTTGCGACGAATTGAATAAAGAACACCCATACGCCTATGATATGGGATATAGTAAAGCAGAGATTGAAGATACGTTTCCCATTAGACCGATGGGATGGAGGAAATAATGAGCGAATACAAGATTGACAAGGGAATTCCAGTTCCAGAACCAAATGTACGAGGACGAACATCGAAGTATCCATTTAGACAAATGGAGGTCGGTGATTCAGTCTTTATCCCCCGTATGGCGTCCACTATCTCGGGACTCTTGAGCCAAGCAAAACCAATGAAGTTCACGACTAGAACCGCAACTGAGGATGGAATCAAAGGAACGAGAGTTTGGAGGGTCGAATGAGCGAAATGACGATCAAACCACCTTACGGCTATATGCTGGTAACGGACCCTGACGAGAAGAAAGAAGACAATTGGAAATACCAAAACTGGATTGGCAAATGGAAAACAGTGTGTCCAGACGGCAAAAGATCAGATTTCAATACCTACGCCAAACCAATTCCAGCACCAGAAGGTTACGAACTTGTGACGGATATGGATGATATGCCTCATCCAAGTTGGAAACCAGTTTGGATAGATGCAACGCTTAACGGTGTTTATCCTCTATGCGGAACAATAGGCGAAGCATACGAATTGTATGGCTTAGTCTGGTTCAAACCCATTACCAATACAGTAGATCAAGAACAAATCAATACAAGGACGGCACCGAGCTTTGAAGGTTGGATATACGTGCGTGTCGCCGATGGTCCTTTGGACATCGACAAATTGATGGTTCAAATCTGGGAAGAAGGACGATTATGTGCGGAAGAAGAGGGATTGGATTTTGACGGACTGATTGCTGCAGCCCGCAAGACGGTAGCAAAGTATGGTCCATCAAAACGCACGTCTGAATTTAGCGCGGAAGAGATCGAATATTTGAAAAATGCTGATTCAACCTCCGCCGGTGGCCCCCTTTACCGCAAAGTAGAACAGACGTGCCCTCACTGCAAGGGAACTGGGAAGGTGCAGGAATGAAAGTAAACCGATGCCAAAAATGCAACGGCGAACCAAAACTACAATGGTGGGAAGGGATTACCAACAAGGGCCGCAAAGTTTGTTATTGGTATACGTGCCACGGATGCGGCTATTCAATTAGCTCAGAGCCAACTCCAAAGAAGGCTACCAAATGGTGGAATCATGTAAACCCAATTCAAAACCCATTGCTTCCAATAGATGGGAGTGCTGAGTATAGGATGAGTCAAAAGAAAGGTGGAGAATGAGCTTCTACACCTACCTTAGACAATTCAAAGCCCTAATTTCCAAAGGCTCTAACCCTGCCGACGTAGAAGCAGGTTTTGTCATGGGACTCGAAGCGGCTAGAGAGATACTTGACGACTTGTGCGACAAGCACGATTTACCCGGTTTAATCAGTAAGCATTTTGCCGATAAAACAAGGGAATTGGAGATTGGGATAGGGATAGGTTAAGACGCTATGATATATGAAGAATTCCTAGCATCCAAAGCAAAAACGTTTACTGGCGACGGCGCAAAGGTCAAAAGATCTAGTCTATCCCCATGTCTCTATGATTTCCAAAAAGACGTAGTGGAGTGGTCATTAAAGAAGGGCCGATCTTGCATCTTTGGTGGAACCGGAACAGGAAAGACCGTCATGCAGACGGAGTTTGCCAAACAACATGACGGAGTTCGTTTAATCGTTGCTCCGTTGGGCGTTACAGAACAAACAATTCATGAGGGTGAGATTCACAACAAAGTGACTATCAAACGAGCAAACACTGACAAGGACATCCAAGGGTCAGGCATCTATATCACTAACTATGAACGGTTGGAGAAAATAGAATGCCCGGTAGACGTAATCATTATTGATGAGTCGAGCATTTTGAAATCGTTCGATGGTCATTACCGGAAATACATTCAAGACCGATTCGATGGAACACAGTACAAGTTAGCATGTACCGCGACTCCTGCGCCTAACGATTACATGGAGTTAGGAACTCATTCTGAGTTTGTGGGAGCGTTAACCCGTCAAGAAATGTTGGCTACCTATTTCTGTCACGATGGGGCCGATACTTCTAAATGGCGACTCAAAAGACACGCAGTAGGAGACTTTTGGCGATGGGTTTCCAGTTGGGCGGTGGTATTTAATCATCCCCGTGATTTAGGTTACGAGATGGATGGATACGATTTGCCACCATTGGAGTTATTTACTCATACCGTTGACGTTGACCCGTTAGTTGGTGGGTCATTGTTTGGTGATGATGTGTCAGCTACGAACTTGTATAAGGTTCTCAATAACTCAGGAGAAGAACGCGCGAAAGTTGTTCAACGGCTGGTCAACGATGAGCCTGATGAGTCATGGCTGATTTGGTGCCACACGGACAAAGAACAACGGATGCTAGAGAAGTTGATCCCTGATGCTGTCAGTGTTTACGGGTCACTGGACACAGATAAGAAAGTTGATCGGTTATCCGGGTTTGCCGATGGCCGGTATAAGCGATTGATTACCAAGTTAAAGATCGCCGGACAAGGGATGAACTTTCAAATTTGCGCTAGGCAGGTTAATTGCGGTGTTACCTATTCGTTTGAGCAAATATACCAAGGCATCCGTAGATCGTGGCGCTACGGTCAAAAAAGGCCCGTTAATATCCATATGGTGATATGCAACGAGCTAGAAAGCGTAAAGGCGTCAGTCGATCTAAAGCAGATGGCTTTTGATGATATGGCGATTGAGATTAAAAAGTATTGCGGAGGTGTTTTGAGATGATTGAAGGAAGATATGAATTAGTTCACGGTGATTGCGTTGAGGAAGTTGCAAAGTTAGATGATGATTCCATTCACTATTATATCTTTAGTCCTCCTTTTGCATCACTGTATACATACAGTGCATCACCAAAAGATATGGGGAACTGTTCAACAGATGAGGAGTTCTATCAGCACTTTAAGTTTCTGGTCCCTGAGTTGTACAGAACACTCAAGCCCGGTAGGTTGCTGTCATTCCATTGTATGAATCTTCCCTACTCCAAAGAACGGGACGGATTTATCGGGATCAAAGACTTTCGCGGAATGATGATTCGGATATTCCAAGAATGCGGGTTTATCTTTCACTCTGAGGTTTGCATTTGGAAAGATCCAGTTACCGCTATGCAACGAACCAAAGCGCTCGGATTGCTTCACAAGCAGATCAAAAAGGATTCGTGCATGAGCCGTCAAGGTATCCCTGATTATTTGGTGACTATGCGGAAACCGGGCGAGAACTTGGAACCAGTAACACATACTAACGAATCATTTCCCGTGGGTATGTGGCAACAATACGCTTCTCCCGTTTGGATGGACATTAAGCAATCCAACACACTTCAAAAGGGATCAGCGAGAGAGAATGAAGATGAGCGCCATATATGCCCTCTTCAACTCGACGTTATTGAACGCGGCATTCTTCTTTGGACGAACGTCGGCGATGTTGTCGCTAGTCCGTTTGGTGGTATTGGATCAGAACCGTTTACCGCAGTCAAGCTAGGTAGAAAGGCATGGGCCGTGGAACTCAAACAGTCCTACTTTGAGCAAATGACTCGAAACATGGCATTACTGGATGCCGGACAATGTGAGTTTAACTGGGGCGATGAAGAACCTTTACTCAAAGACCCATCGAATGACGATTCCGACGACGAATGAAACGCTCCAAACCATTAAGGCGCACCCTTATATCTAAATTAGGTAAGATGGGAAAGCGTAACAAAATAGAAGATGCTAAGACCAAAAAGGAATTGATTAGTCTCCACGGTTTAGTATGGTTCGATGCTCATTTAGGTGGATGTTCTGGTCCTATCGACGTTCACCACCTAAAGACCAAAGCGGCGCATCCTGAATTGAGACACGATCACTTGAACCTTTAACTTCTATTCCGAGCGCACCATGATATGAGGCACCACTAAACCATGGAAATCAACCAAATAAAATTAGGAATGAGGCTTAGGCTAAAAGACCATGTGACAAGCCCACGTAAGAATCGAACATGGCTTGTTACACAGATTCACCCGACCTTTATTATCGCCAAGACAGGCCATATTAAACGGGCTCTTTATGCCCCTCATTTACGCGTATGGGAGGAAGTGAGACGAGTTGCAGATTGGGAGTGTGCGGCATGACCCGCTGGTCTAAGAAGTTTGACCGATGCACTTCCTGTCAGAAAACTGACTTGCCCCATAAAGGTAATGGTCTTTGCTGTACCTGCTACGCAAAGATGAAATGGAAGACAGATTGCCATAAGATTCTAAGGCAACGTAAGACAAATGGAGTTACAAGGCAACCGAAGCCACGACCAGGACAACCATTCTATCGAGGCCCGATTCATGCAGGCGATCGGTTCACCTTGGATAAGGATGCTTTCAGGGGAGCGTTCGTTTGGGGACGCAAAGGAGATTGTATTGAGTTGCGATCTTATGGTCAGGACGAATCTCCTACGATCAAGATCGTGCCAGAAGTGACACTTAGAGCCACGTACAATCGAACCGTACCGAATCCAGTCGGAACACTTGTTTCCGCATCATTGGATAAGGATGTGAAAGCATGAATGAATCCATTGAAGATCGAATAGGGAAATGGAATCTCGCAACGTTCAACGAAGACACTGATGTTATCATGCTTCTCAAACAAGCATTGAAATGCCAAGCGGAAGCCATTGAAGTTATAGAGACTGACTACTATTTAACCCAAGGGCTCAGGCAAGAACTAGCCGATGTGATTATTGCAGCCATCGGGCTCAGTTATCGAGCGAAACAGATGCTTGGGAATAATTGGGAGGCAGAGGTCGAAAAGAAGTTTGAGATAGTCAAGAACCGTAACCAGAAAGCCAGAGAAGGCCGTGACTAATTTATCTGCCAAGACCATACATAGAGCCAATCTTCAATAGACTCTGACTCAGCCTGCTCAAAGAGATTGCCAAACAATCCTCCATCTTGAGCAGGCTTCTTTGTGTTCCGAGATCCAAACACTTTGTAGACCGGGGAACCATTGTCTGTAACCGAGAAGAATTCGACACGAGCAGGTATGAAGTCGAATCCATTTGACTTGCGGATTCTAGCCGCAGTCCGCAAGCAAGCCTCGTAAGTCTCAGGACTAATCTTACTGATCTTACTCATCAGACTCATCACCTTCAAACGCATCGTCGGCAAATGGGTCGATATGAGCGTACCGTTCATTGCCGCGCATCATAGATTGCACCTTGAGCTTCGCCCTAGCTGCTTCTATCTGCTTCATACTCGCACCAAGCGACTTGAGATGTTCTACCATTTCACGCACTATGACGTATTTCCCTGACAAGTTGGCAAGCATCCAAGTCTCAATCATCTGACGACGAGCAATAGCATGGGAAGGATCTTCCCCAACCTTCTTCGGAATATAGTTCAGAGTCGCCTCGTCTATGTCATAGACCCAGCGGAATTCATTGTCCTCATACTTCCAAGCGAACATCGGACCACGAGCTACACGGATCGAACCCTTCTCGTGAGTGATGACACGAAGACCAGGATAGTTCTCTTCATCAGGATGGTAGCGTAAGACTAGCTGGGATCGATGAGCATTCCTGATCTGGACTGATCCAATACCTAATTCAGATATAGGCTTTCCGTCCTTCCCCTTGCCTGTGTGACGCAGATTAAGGACTGCCGACATAGTTCGCATAGCGACATCACGGAGCCCACCAAGAGGCCCTACAAGATCGACTGCGTTGTTGAGGTCTTTGACTAAGCCACCGAGATAATAAGCCACGGCATCAAAGATGATAAGTTTGAAATCTCCATCGTGAATCGTCTCTTCAAGGAGTGCTAGGTGGTGAGCGTCAAGCGGGAAAGACTCACTCATAACCTCTAAGAATCCAGGCTTACCACCAAGTGACTCATAGACATAACGTATGTCTGCTCCTTCATCTTCACTACCAAAATAAAGAGTTCGGAAGGGTATAATTTGTTTTCGAGTAATGGGGTCCCACCCATTTGATCCACAAGCCGCAATAGCTAAAGCAACCGTCGATTTTCCGGCTGCCCCGTCCCCGTCAAGCAGGTTAATCTGCCCAATACGGATATGACTTCCAATCAGGAATTCGACAGGCTTAATCTCGAAATCTTCAATCTTTGTTAGCTCGAATCCACGAGCAGGTAAAAGGTCAGACCGATCAATAAACTGATCGACGGTAAATCCTGCTTCAAGATGATCGTAAGCATCGTCTTTCTCCCCTTTGGTCGCGGACTGGACAAGTCTGAAACTCTTTGCTACTGGACGAACTTGTTCGGCAACGTAGGCAGCGTAAGCCATTCCTGCTTCATCTGGGTCCATGACCATGACAACATGGCATCCAGTTAGAGCTTTCGTGTGTTGTGGGAGCCACCTCTTATTTATCGCATCTTTGGTAGCGCCGCCCGGTTGACAGGTCGAGACATACCCTTCCTTCTCCATGCGATCACAGGCTTTCTCCCCTTCATGGAGGTAGATCGTGAGTCCACGAGCCTTGGCATCCAAGACCTTGTGATAGCGGTAAAGGATCTTCGCGTTCGCACCAAGATGATCGACCCCGAACTTTCCATCCTCACGGTTCTTGTCCTTCTGCAAGAAGTCTTTCTTACCCGTCGCACTATCGACATAGCGCATCTTGTCAAACAGGTATCGTCCCTTCTCGTCGGTATAGGTATAAGAACAAACGAATTTTCGGTATCCACTCTTGGGAACCGTCCCATTCGATTGATTGGTATGAGGAACAAATGGGACAACCCTACGATCTTCACCAGTCAGACCCATCGAGGATAAAATCTGATCCTCAGTGCAACCAGTCAGACATTTGACATGGAGCCAACCGTCCTTCTCACAGACTCGGAACGATGGGCTTGAATCTTCATGGGCTGGACAGCAAGCGGTATAACCGGGACCGTCCTTGAATGTTTTGGGTTTGGCTTTCTGTAGCCTTGACGCAAACTCGTCCAGCGTCATTCGGGAATCTCCAAAATCTCTAGTAATTGCTTACCAATATATTCAAGTGCATCCCCTTGATGAAACTCAAACGGGTATCTAGGCTGAGGGTTAATGTCCACCCCCACAACCTCAAATCCTGCACGATGATAACCCATGCCGCATCCACCAGCACAGCAAAACAAATCAAGTAGTCTTGGCTTGGTGGTCATATTCCCACCCTTGAATCATGAACCGAGGTTCGGACGTGGTGGTGCCACGGACGAGTATCCGCTGTCCTAGCCCCGGTTGATGATATTGACGACGGGCAACTATGCCCTTGAAGTTGTTTATAAATCTGCATCTCTTTAAGCCGCACCACCGGCTAGTTCCCTATCATTCAAAAATCGTTACATCTGGCATCTGTCCGACACCACGAAGATACGCGCACCACTGACCAAATTCCTTCTGCCAAGCCTTATGCGGTGCGCCTTTGCGCTCACCAAACGGATAGCAAGAATCGACAAGTCGAAGGAAATCTTCAAGTGGGTCGCATTCTAACTCAGATTGCCATTGTATGACAAGCCGATAAATCTCTTGACGTGACCGACCACGCCAAGAGTGAGGATTCACAGGAGTCAGCCTTAACCCCATTTACTTGTCTTTCGGACCCTTGCAAGCGAGACGATGACGCCCTAACCCTTGCTTAGAGGTAAAGGATCTTCCACATTCGCAATCATGATTCTGCGGATCGTGCATCTGTCTTTTATGGCTTTCCAATGCCTTGATCGACTTAAATCTTTTGGATAAGTTAGGTCCGCAAATCGGGCAAAGCCACTCGCTTACGTTAGACTCTAACTCTTCGATTGACGACATAATTGTCCAACCATCGTGGCTCCAAATGACATCAGAATTAACAGACTCTTCCTTTATCCGTTTTTCGTCTAGCAATTCTTGGAGCTTAGTCGCTTCCCGAGCCCAATAAGTTGCATTCTTTTTGAGTTCATCGTTGGACTTATTGTAGTTCTTTACTTCGAGTAAGTGAGCAGCGATCCCGACAATAAGAGTCGTACCGAACGCTACGTTCTGATAGTCTTGTATGGTCATTTTGATTTCCTTTTCCTTGCGATAGCCGCATCCAGTGTTGCCTCAGTAACGACAAGAGGCTTGCATTCCCATCGGGAGGCAGGCTTATGGTAGCCAAGAATAACGAACACTCCCCCGTTCTGCAAGAAAGCACGTAGGTTCTGTTCAATCGTTATGTCTCCGAGCCCACCGGACTTAGCATCAGAGACATACTTGCGGATATGAGGACCAACTTGGTCGACGGTTGTAACCTGTACCGCAACGAACTTTGAGTTTGAAACGCCGCATAAGTCGGCAAAGCCACCAAAATCTCGCTTGACCATGCCGCCACCATAGATAGGAGCATAATGTTCCGACTTGGTATACCAACCAGGATACATCGCATTGATGTCCTTGATTGATCGACGATATTGCGCGGCATCCTTTACGAGTTTCGGACCTTTCTTTACCTTCTCTTCTTTCAGGTAGTCCCGAAGCAGTTCGCTTGCATCGTCAATAGCGCCACCACGATCAAGTAAATTATCTAGCGCACCAGTGAAAGCATGAGGCTTGCCTGTATCAAATGGGTCGACTTCTTCTTGTGGGTCAGTGAATAGGTTCATAAAATAGAAAAGGGCTCCCCAGCCAGAAGCCCTTTGGTCGTTGATTAAGGCCCGACGAGAACACGAGTATTGATAAGAGACTCCACCGATGCAAACGTCTCCATCAGACACTTGTATTCCACGTTCAGCGGATTGTCGAGGATCATCGCAAAGGTTATCCCACCTTCCTTGTTGACGCGATATTGGAGCTTCACGTCGATTTTGATTGGAGCCGACGAATAGAACGGCTGAATCTGGACGACGAACTTGGTCGGCACCGTGATATTGGTTACCGTTTCCTCAGTGTAAGAGAACCGGAATGCTCCGTTCTGTCTGACAACCTTGGAACCCCAAGCACCACCTGTATGTCCTTCTAGGTCCTCAATGATCTTAATGAGTTCAGTCGGGACTGGATCAATAACCCATGCTCCCCACTTGTCAATGAAATCAGCGAATTCCTTCTGCGACTTATGGACACCGCTTGCGGCCTTGAATTCAACCCATTCAGGAGTTCGCTTGGAAATGAGAGTCGCGGTATGGTCGCACCATGCAGGATGATCCACCGCATGATAGTCAAGGGTCGCACGAACCTCAGCCTTGTCGATTGATCCTTGGACGAGAATGCCACGACCAACTGCGACATCAGGAGCAAAAGCCTCAAAGTATTCAGCGAATGATTCCACCGTAATGAACTGAGGATGGGCAACCGTCCGACGTGGAGTAGGGCGCAAAGGAGCAAGAGTGTTTTCAAAGTCAACAACCGACAGCAATCCTGAGTTGTTGCGGGTGTAAACGAACTGGTGCCCTTCCACTTCGATCTGGACTGGCTTATCAGTCTCTAGCCCAACAACGTACTCCAAGGCATCTTTCAAACTACCTTCTTCCATTACCTGTTACCTCTGCGGTTCTGTTCTCGCAGTTCGTCAAACGACGGCTGCAATGGGTCAAAGTGCGAAAGGTTTCCATCTTCCGTACCGTAGAATGGGGTCGATCCTGCAATGCGTGGAACAGATGCTTTCACATCGTCTCCGATCTTCAATTGGCAGGAACTTGGATTGGCAGGATTCGCTAGTTCGATCTTGAGAGTCAAACTAACTGCGCCTGGTTTACGTGTTTCCAAGACTTTGCGAACGACGAGACGAACTTGATCCTTAAACTCTTCAATGGTTTGACCACCTTCGAGCCCGAGAATCGCATCGACAAGGTTGATTGTTTCAACTGGCTTACTCATGAGTTTTCTCCATGTTTCTTGTTTGGGGTCGAGTTCGATACCACTGAATCAGGTACCTGACACGGTTGCGAGACAAATCAAAATGGTCTGCGACATCCTCTAATGGCATAGTCATATAGAGACCGAAGACTTTCTTTGCCTGATCCGCGTCAACCCGGCAGATTCGCCCCAAAGGTTTCCGACGTAGTATTTCTTCTTCCACCGAACCAATATACATTATTTTCCAGATTTCCTCCAAATCTTTGACATATTTTCTCTCGGTTCTGTTATCATGATGAAGACCATGAATAACCTTAAAAGGCATACGCTTTCGTCATCTGGCAACGTGTCACGAATTGCTTACGATCCATCAAAACAACATATGTATATGGAGTTCCCGAATGGCGTTTATCGCTATACCGGAGTCCCAGCGCACCACTTCGATAACACAGTTTCAGCGAAAGATCGCAATGAAGCTATTGGGGAAGAGAAGCCCGGTAGCGAAGGGAGCTATGTAATCCATCACATCATCGGCAAGGATCGAAAGAATCCTCCGTTCCCGTTTGAGAAGGTTCACCCAGCAGACGCGGCTGAGATTTTCCCGTTTGAACCAAAGGAGGAAGGACAGTGAGTATTGAATTTACCCCGTTTACTAAGATTGCTCGATTGCGACGTGAGGTAGTTATCACAGAAAAGATTGACGGCACCAATGCGGCAATCGTGATTACTCCCGATCTCGAAATTCACTTTCAGTCACGCAAGCGACTCATCACACCGCAAGACGATAACTTCAATTTTGCGAGATGGGGAACCGAAAACAAGGATGCACTTATTGAGCAACTTGGCATTGGATTGCACTTTGGCGAATGGTGGGGCTCAGGTATTAAACGAGGATATGGATTAACAAAAGGTGAGAAACGGTTTTCTCTATTCGATGTCAGGAAATGGCATGGATCACCTGATGATGATTGGAGATGTATCGAAGCTCCTGTCTGCCATGTTGTGCCGGCACTAGCGACCTTTGCTACATTTGATTCGGTACTCATCAATGAATGCTTTGAATCATTGCGATCAAAAGGCAGTAGCGCCAGCCCTAAGTTTATGAGCCCAGAAGGGATCGTGATATTCCATTCCCAAAATGCCGCATTATTCAAACTGACGTTTGAGAATGACAGTGAAGGAAAAGGCACAAAGGAGAGCTAATGACCAATCTCAATCTTATCTCTCTCAGACTGACTAACTTCAAGTCGGTTCGTGACTTTGAATTCAAACCGCTGGGTCAGGACTATGACATCTTTGCGTCAAACGGAGTCGGTAAGACAACGTTGGCCGATGCTTTCTCGTGGTTGCTGTTCGGTAAGGATTCCTTGCAACGAGCAGACTTCCAAATCAAGACGAACGGACCCGATGGACAGCCTATTCCTATGATTGATCATACGGTTGAAGGTGAGTTTCAACTTGACAGTAGGACACTCACATTGAAGCGGACTTACCGCGAGAAATGGGAGCAAAAGCGTGGTAGCGAGTCAAAGGAATTTACTGGACACGAGACATCGTATTGGGTCGACGGAGTGCCATGTAACGCGACTGAATACAAGAAGCGAGTCGAGGAACTTTGCGACGAAAAGACATTTCGTGCGTTGACTGATCCGACGTACTTCAACTCCCTTTTGCCTTGGCAGGATCGACGCAAGATCCTACTTGCCTCCGAACCGAGCATCTTGGATTCCGATGTTATGAACTTGGACCCAAGGCTCAAGCCACTAGCAAAGGCATTGAATGGTCGTACTCCCGACGATCACAAGACCGTTCTGATTGCAAGGCGCAAGGAACTGAACGACGAGATGAAGTCGACTCCATTGCGGATTGACGAAGCCAATCGTTCTATCGTGGAAATCCCAGCAGGGGATCATGCCGCCGAGGTTCTATTGCGAGAAGCACGAGTTGCATCGTTCCAAGAGAAAAGAGCGCAAGCGAATGCTGGTGGTGCTATTGCTGATCTTCAAAACAAAGTCTTGGAGATCGAAGGGAAGCAAATCAGTATCAAGAACCGATACCTGAATCAAGGTAACCCTGCGAGAGACGAAGCATTGCGTAAGCAAGCCAATGTTGAGCGTGAAATTGCTGAACTTGAATTAGCTATTGGACGCACTAAGTCTCAGGCTCATTTGATTGAGGTTGATATTCAAGGACTCGAAACAAGACGAGCAGGAAAGAAAGCAGAACTGGATACTTTGTCTGCAAAGGAGTTCTCGCCCGATTCTAATTGCTTTGCTTGTCATCAGCCATTATCTGCCGACAAGATTGAATCCCAGCGAGAGGAATGGAATGCAATCAAGGCGTCTAGCCGAGAGCACATCATTTCCGAAGGGAAACAGATTCGACTGCAACTGGATACCAAGAAGGAGGAACTAGCCGCTAAGTTGGTTGAACTTGACGAGTTCAATGATATGTTGGGAAAGACAAAAGCTACTTACGAGAGCATTGTCATCCCTGCCGCATCTGATGTTGTAGCTGACCCGACATCTGATCCAGAGTATGTGAGTCTTGCTAATGAGAAGGCAGACTTGAAGAATCGAATCGTTGCCGCTAAGGAATCGGTTCAAGGCGAGCTTGATAGCATTGACGCAGAAATCAATCGTGCCAACGAACTATTGAGGCAGTCAAGAGAGTACGTTGCCATGCAGAGCAGGAATGCTACTGTAAAGGCCCGAGTCGATGAATTGGCTACCAAGCAGAAGGAATACGCTAAGGAGTTTGAGCAGGCTGAGAAGGAACTATTCTTGATTGATCTGTTTATCCGAACGAAATGTAACCTTCTGACTGACCGAATCAACTCACGATTTAAGATCACGACGTTCAGACTATTTGAAGAGAATATAAATGGTGGTATCCAACCATGTTGCACTCCGATGGTGAACAACGTCGCCTACGATGCAGGATTGAATCACGCATCTTGTATCAACTCAGGACTGGATGTAATCAACGTCCTTTCAGAACATTTTGGGTTCGCGCCTCCGATCTTTGTAGACGGAGCAGAATCCGTAACCGACTTGCTACCCACGAGAGGACAGCAAATTCGACTTATCGTTAGTGCCAATGACAAGACCATGCGTTTTGTTCCATCGGCAAAGACCGTTGCCGTAGGCAACAAGGACTCCCTATTTTAATGAGCAACGAGCTAGCTAAGAACACCGACCAAAAGCCACCGACAGTATTTGCGATGGTACAACATCAGATTGACCTTGCAGTCAATCAGCGAGGACTTACATTCCCGCCCGACTACAACGTGGCAAACGCTATGGCGTCAGCCAAGATTGCCCTTCTGACCGTCGAGAACAAGGAGAAGAAGAGAATCCTCGATCCCAACGGTAGACCCACCGGAATTGTCACTCAGGAGTCCATTGTGAACTTCCTGTTTGACATGGCAGTCCAGGGATTGAACGTAGCCAAGAAGCAAATCTATCCGATTGTCTATGGTAATCAACTTCAAGGTCAGCGATCCTACTTTGGCGATATTGCCGTAGCCGAACGAGCCGTACCGGGACTCAAAATCTATGCCGACGTTATCTACAAGGGTGAGACATTTAAGCCTCAAAAGGTTCGATCCAAGCGAGGGTTGATTACCGTTGTTGGCGAACACAGTATCGACTTCCCGCGCAAGTCGAAAGAGATCATCGGCGCCTATGCTGGTGGCACTTATACCAATCCTGATACTGGTGAGGTTGAGGAATGGGGCATCGAACTGATGGACATTGACCAGATCAAGACATCATGGAAGAAGTCTAAGACCCTTCAATATGGAGGTACGTTCCATACCGAACAGCCTGACATCGCTTGTTGTCGAACGGTACTCAGACGATACTGCAAGCCGATCATCAACTCATCGGCTGATATGGTTGTCCTCGAATCAATCAAGCGACAAGACCTTGACTCTATCGACGCAGAGGTCACGGAAGAGATCACAACCAACGCTAACACGCAAGCACTTCCAGTCCCAGACAAGGCTCCTGCGGAGACGAAGGCAAGCAAGAAGAAGGATGCTGTTCCGGTATCTGAACCAATGACAACGGAAGCGGCTGGTGGAGACCCACGACAGGAGCCCGAGGTCGAGGCCGAAGTAGAAGTCAAAGCTGATCCATTTGGTGACGCAGAGGAAGGCGAAGAGTTCTAAAATGATCGACTTCCAAGCGTTCGCGTCCGGTTCTGGTGGCAACTTCTATGTCGTTCGAGATGGAGATGATTCACTGGCGATCGAATGCGGAATCAAGTTTGGAGACATTCAGAAAGCGACGGGATTTACGCTCTCGTCGCTGGATGGGTGCCTAATATCACATGGTCATGGTGACCATGCTAAGTCGGTACAACAGATGATTAAACAGACCGTACCCATCTTCACCAGCTACGAAGCAGCGAAGCAACTTGGCATCTACAGCTCGCCTTGGGTGTCCTGCATCGAAGCCAATCATGCACACGCAGTAGGAGCGAATTGGGTTGTCACACCTTTTGAGGTTCAACATGATTCAGACGGCACCTTTGGATTCGTGATAGATTCCACTTCGAGTAGGGAAAGACTTGTCTATATCACGGACACTCAGTATGTGAAGTACACGATCCCAGATATGGACATTCTGGCTATTGAGTGCAACTATGACAAGGACATCATTAAGAACAAAACATTCAACGACGAGATAAACCGAGCGAGATACCAGCGAACGTTAGAGACGCACATGAGCCTTGATACTGTGATTGAAATGGTCAAGGCGAATGATATGAGATCATGCCGCGAGATCCACTTACTCCATCTATCATCGGCAAACGCTGACGCTGAGAAGTTCAAGCGAGAAGTAGAGAAGGCAACTGGCATCCCAACGTTTGTCGCACCCGAGTACACACGCTTTTAGGAAATACGAAACATGAGCAACGGAAGAAAATTGAATTGGGCGAAGATCAAGAAAGCCTATACCCAGACAGATAAGCCGCGAATGCAAATCATGGAAGAGTTTGGGCTAGCCGCTTCGCAACTCACAGCAAGAGTCAAGAGAGATGGATGGTTGCGACCAGGCGAAGACCTAAGCGTAATCGAGATGATGAATCAGCGAGAACGGACTAAGCCAAAAGTGACCGTCGAATCGGCCCGAGCATTCCTTTTCTCGCATATCAACGAAGGACATTGTATCCAAGCCGCGAAGTGCCTCTTCTATGGTCCCAGGGAAGGAGGTATTGATATTCTCCAATGCAATCCAGAAGAGTTTGACGCTTGGGTTCATATGAATCACGAATTGCTTCTCCCATTGAACCGTTGTCGAAATCATGGAGAAGTCAACGAATACTTATCGACCACCGTTGGGAAATGGAAGTTCCATCCCGATTGGCTTAAACAAGGGAGGGTTCAATCACTTGACCAAGACTGAATGGAGAGAGATGAAATTAGGTACCCACTTTGTCTTAGCCAAAGGTGGAGGAAGGGTATGGCGAGTTGTTGGAGTTTGGAATACACGACGGGCGCTTAGAGCAAGACCACTTGACGGTAACCGCGCTTACTTTTTCCGAATCATGGATTGCGGGAAATACACACAGACAGGAGATAGAACATTGACCAGAATCGAATTCAAAGCATTACAGAAAGACGACGTTATTCAGCATATTGGAGGCACCGGACACTTATTTACAGTGAGGCAGTCATGGACACCAGATCGAACACTTCTCGTCGCTGATCCTATGAATGGAGTTCATAGTGTTCGGGCAGCCGATTGCGGAATGTACCGACTCGTGAAACAAGCATCGGAGGTCACGAAATGAGCTTGCACCCGCAACCATACATCGAGTTCAAGTGTGGGCATCGTCTGCCGATCTACAACAAGCACCGATTCGCCAGCACGGTTTTGACCACCAACCCGTTTGACTTGGACCCGCTCGAAGCTGGGGCAATCTTGTCCGGGGAAAAGATTCAGATTGACTCGCCAAACCTTTGCGTCATGTGCGAGAAAGCCAAGGCGGTCCAGTCATGCCAGAGACCACCAGTGCAGATAGAGCCTGGATTACATACATGGAGAAAAAGACCAATGGTTGAACTGTCAAAACTAGAATGCGAACAACTAAGAAACATCTGCGATGGCTATCCAGTTTTTGCTGGCGACCTTATGTCTAAACAGGCTAAACAATCGTTGATTGAAAAAAGGCTAATTGCCTATCGAAAAGGCCACGGTATTTCTAAAACCAGCGACGGGGAAAGAATCGGTGGATACGTGCCAACCGATGAAGGATTATCAATTTATGCGGACATGGTTCCGAAGGAATATGGCAACGTATGAAGCTAGACATTAACAAGAACCCGCGCAGTTTTAGCGCACTGGAACGGGCTATCCATGCTCATAACTTTATTTGCCGAGAGTTTGACTTTGGAGATTGGAAAGTAGAAATTCCAGTAACGAAGGATACGAACTTCTTTGGTCTGAATTGGCTGTCAGGATCAGGCCATGCTGGGTACTTCATCGAAGGGTTTATGCTCGCCGCCGCATATTGCTCTGGCAGTATTTCAGGTGGCAAGTTGCGTGAACTTCTTGACGGCTCCGACATTACTTGCGATGTATTCAGGTTGAATAGTTTTCTCCAATGCGCCATGACGAATCAAACGTTATGGGAGCAGAACCCCGATAAGCATGAAGAACCTAGCGATGGTGTTACGTTTGACGGGACAGGCGATAGTTCCTCCATTATTCAGAAATGGATCGGCACAAAAGGCGATCATTGTCAATGGAATTCAAACACTTTGACAGGCGGCAAAGTTAGTTCAGATCAGTTTGGTTGGATGCCATTCCGCAAGGGTGACACGATCATCAAAGTAAAGACAGGCTATGCCGTTATTCCAAAAGTTGTTGAGGTGATAGCGCAATGAGCATTATCGAAATCCGATCAACAATCACACCGCAATATCTTCGCAATCGAACCAAAGACGAGTGCATTGACCACGTTCTAAGGCTTTGCGATGAAAACGACAAACTGACAGCCGAACTCACCTCTCTACGTGAAGAAGTGCAACGGCTTAAAGATGAATTAGGATTCGCCAACCGTCGCCGGTCAATGGCCGAAGACTTGCTCTTCAGGATTGAGCATCATCACGTACACACAATAGAGATACCGGGCGCGATTAAGGCATATAAGGAACGCCTAGCAAACGTTGTCAAAGAGCAACACGAGGTAAAGAAATGAATTGGTGCCAAGAACATTGGGATGATTTGAAAGCGATGCTTAAAGCAAAAGGGCTTGACGAACTCGGGGCCAAATCAGGGCAAGAACTTTTCCAAAACATAAAGCAAGAGGTCGAAACCAACGACGCTATTTTTGATCCTCTAATGGGGTGCTGGTCGCGAATCAACGCCGCCATGGTTCAAAGCCCTGGACTTAATGGACGCATTCTAGATTGCCCGCTTTGCATCCTGGTGACCGATGGGCAACCGGACCTAGTAAATCAGTGGCTAAACGGTTGCACCGACGCTTGCCGAGCCTACGCCATTGAGGAAGGGATTCTGAAACCAGATAAAGGTGCCTTAGACGCATTGGAGGGGAAATGAAGCGTTTTAGAATTCGCGGAGGTATCGGTCCTGGAATGTTTGATGGTGCAGTTCAGGGTTGTATGTTCCTAATCGTTGTTATCGTCGTGGTTGCATTTGTGGCTGGGATTCTGGTTACCGGGTGCTACAGCAAATACGGCCATCCATCTGTTTCTTGGGCTAAAGGGAGTGCTAAATGAGAGCCGAGAAAAACGTCTGCCCTAACTGTGATTCCTTAGTTAAAGAGGTGGTCAATCTTCGCCATGAATTGAACATGGCTCATTTGCTAATCGTGGACCTTTATAATTCAGCTCACCGTGAAGGATGGGAGCCGGGAGAGTCAATAGAAGAACTTTGCGACCGAACTCACTCGTATCTTTGCAACTGGGGCCTTGATCCGTATACCAACGGTGGGCCTGAGCGAATTAAGCAACTAAGAAAAGCCATCGCTCCCCCATTTACTGAACCAAAGGAAGGGGAGAAATGATTAAATTCACCTCAATTTTTTACTATGCCTGTTGCGCCTTGCTTCTATTTGGACTTGGCATGATGGGTGCTGTATGGGTTTTCAATGTTCATGCTTACAAAACCCATCATCCAGAAGGGGCCATAAGTCGAGAAGTTTGGCAACTGAACAAGAAAGGAAAAGTCTATTTCTACGTCGATCATCAGACCCGTCTAATCGTTGAGGACTGCGTAAAACATCCTGATGGGTGTATTGTCGCAGAACAACTTAACGAACCCGCAGAAGTCATTGTAGGGGGCAAGAAATGACCTGTTTTTACTGTGGCGGCTTAATGGTTTGGGTTGGACCCATGACCGCCCTTACTCACACTCAGTGCCAATCCTGCGGGGGCGTGAACTGCCAAGTGGTTGAACCCGAAGAGGAGACTAAGCAGATTCGACGCTGGCCGTGTGGCACCGAGCAGGCCATGCCATCAGAGCCTTATGGTTGGTTGAGTGATGACTTTGAAGTTGTGACCGTGCCGTTCGATTACGAGGTGTAAGTGAATGAGCCTAGATAAAGCAATCGAACACGGTAAAGAGAAGCGGAAACCATACCGTAAAGCGAAAGCTGTTTCGCACCATTGCCGTAACCACGGATTATGCGAATACTGCCAAGGGAATCGAACGGTACAAGACAAGAAGGAACAGGAACGTACAAAGGAGGATTTGAATGAACGGTGAACAACCAGCCAAAGAAGCCAAGCACATTTACACGATCGTGGATCAAATTTTGCGAGATGGTTCAAATCAATGGAAAGTGTCTTTTGATGCAAGTCAACGACCACCCGTGTCGGTAGAACTACACCAACCATTTTTAAGAATGGACCCGCAAGGCGCTCAACCATATTGGAGTGTTGTGATTGCCAAGGTAAGAGAAGGGGATGAAATGCTAAGACGTATGGTTTATGACGTGCTAGCAAAGAACGGCATTCAAGCAGAGGTAATAGCAGGATGGTAACTAGAGACCTAGCCGAAAGGCTTTGTAATGTGGCACCGGAGAGGTTTGCTTTCGCGGTTGTCGATGATGGTTGGTATGCGTCCTTCTCTCTTACCAACATTGAAAATGACTCAGAATATGATTGGAGCCTAACCAACCACCTAAAACAGTTTGATGAAACCATTCTCTACGCCTCTGCATGGGCATTGAATGAGATGCGGACTTGGGATAAGGACAACGGGTTTATGGGTTTGACTTATAGCGAGCAAATTTATTGGCTTCGATCTCAAGTGATGAATCTTGAGGTTGATAACTTAGAACCCATTACGATTCTAGATCTGTTCTGCGAATGGAAAGAGACGTTTGGGGTGAAGGAATGAGCGATCTACTAGCAACCTTTAACCCTATTCAGCCAATCCAAAGAGACAAAAACGATTACGTGATTGTGGCGATCCCTGAGATAGACGTGATACGAGCAAAATACGGACCAGCGGAAGCTATCTATAACGCTTACGAGCATTATTTCAATCAAGGCTATTCTCAAATAAGCGATCTTATGAGGTGCTCAAAAAATCCTTCTTGCTACAAGGTATTACTCTGCCGCCCAAAGGTGGTTGTTGAGACCGTAGACACTGAAATCGTGGAGGATCAACCAAATGACCAAGCTAAAAACACTATGGAAACGATTCTTTGAACGGTATATCTGTATGACTGTTTCTGATGATTGGAGAGAACCGTTGTAAACTAGACTTATGAGTAGTCCAGCATGGCAACGAAAAGAAGGTAAGAACCCTAAAGGTGGGCTGAACGCTAAAGGTCGAGCATCGGCCAAAGCAGAAGGTCATAACCTTAAACCACCCGTCTCAAAGAAAGAAGCAGAGAAGTCACCTAAAGCCGCAGAACGCAGGAAAAGTTTCTGCTCTCGTATGGAAGGCATGAAAGAAAAGTTGACCAGCGAGAAGACAGCCAAAGACCCAAATAGCAGAATCAACAAGTCTCTCAAGAAATGGGACTGTAAATAAGAAAGGCCCCTGACTCAATAAGAGAAAGAGGCTATTTACTATTTGCGAATAGTGAACGTCAGCTAGGATCGACAAGCTTTCCGTTTACCCATACACCCCCGCCTACATCAGTAAGCCCGGGGGCAATCGCCCAAGAAGGATCTGGAACACCTGAAGTAAGCATAGTCATAGTTGCCCTTCCTCCGTCGGATTGGCAAAATAATACATACGTAATATCCCCATTAGGTGCCTGAGGTTGAAAGTATGTCCCGTTTGAATCTACGTAGCAGTGTTGCATTAGATGTACCTTGCTGTGCCTTGAATAGCGGCTCCTGGAGCAGTTAACGTTGTTGGCGAAGTACTAACGGTGTAGTACATGGCAGAGCTAAATCCAGTTCCCAGAGGGGAGTCAAAGGAAACATAAGAGGTAGCAGGGATCTCAATCCATTCCAAAGGAACAGTAGTTCCGTATGTAATAGATGAGGCATTGAAGATTCCAACATAGACCACAAAAGCGTTTGGATTGTAAAGTTTCGCGCCAAAGAATAATCCTGCGGTAGCTTTAATCTGGGTTAACACTCCACCCACCCAACCATTGTATCCCGAGGATACTGCGCCAATATAAGTCAGGGCACCGTAAGAAGAAGAAGGGTCCGCTGCTATGGGAGTAGGAGTTCTGAACGCAGGTGGCACAGCGGCAGGAGTCGCCGAGAAACAAATCTTGAACGTCGGCTGGGCAGTATACGCCGTACAGTACAATCGGAAGTACCTATACCCCTGCAAGGAACCTGAGAAGGAAGCTTGCCCTTGGGTATTTGCAAACTGGGTAGAACCACTTACAAATCCACCGGCAATTGTAGTGGTTGTCAAATTCAAGAATAGGGTAGCATTTACAGAGAATGTTGGATCATTGGAAACTTGAAACGCAACAGTCGCAGTAGTGCCCGACGTCATCTGAGTAAGAGATACACTCTTGAAAGCTCCGACATCGTAAATCTGGTTTTGGTTTAATGCGGTAGGCGTAAAGTCCGTAGGAGTCCAATAAGTTCCAGCAGTCAGAAGTGCATTGACACCCGCAGGAGTTGTACCCGGCGAGATTACGTTCGTTGCCGACGTTCCATCACTGATGTCAACATACGATGGAGTAGTAATCGTATTGTTGACCGTAGCATCCTTAAATCCGATCATGTTACTGGACCTCCAATACGGTCACAAGGGTTCCTGATGCACTACCAAGAACATAAAGAGGAAAGAGCCCATTGACAGCGAGAATCATCATTTGACCAGGCGCAAGTTGAGCAAATGATTTGCCGCCAGTGTTGGTCAACGTGCTGACAGTGCTGATATACAACGTGCCAATAGATGTTGGTGGATTGGAAACAATAATCGACTGCCGAACAGTGCTAGGGAGTTTATTGTTCAGAACAGTTAAAGCTGTGCTTCCACCCGAGATTTGCTGATAGGTTGTCGAACCTAGCGCATAATCGTAGTTGGCTGAAATTAGACCGTCGGCCCGAATAGTTGGATAACCTGACATAGTTTGTTGCCTGTGTTATCCCTCCCCCAGCCATAAGGGATGAATTCAAACGGTAGTGGGGCGATTGCCTTACTTCTTTCCGAGCATTTTGGCTTTGATTGCAGCCATTTCTTTTTGTCGACCTTCGAGAGTGTCAGGAGATCCTTTCATCTCTTTGCCAACATAGCCGATGATCTTGCCTTTCGGTTCCGACTTCATTTCCTTCTTGTCGGCCTTCTTGTCGGCCTTCTTATCGGCCTTGGAATCTTCTTTCATACCCTTGTCTTTGTCCGACTTAGACTTCTCGAACTTCTTTTCTTCTGGCTTTTTCATATCGTCCTTATTTCCTTCTTTGTGGAAACCTTTAAGTGTTTCCGCAAGTCGCGCTTCTTTACCGATGGTACCCCCCTTCTTTTCGGCGGCAACGATCTTTTTATTTGGGATCTTCTCACCCTCTGGTACTCCGAGCTTACGATGTAATGCACCCTTGTTCTTTGTTGCGCCTGCGATCCAATTTCCTGATTCTGCCATTTTGATATTCCTGCCTTGATTATTTTACGATTGAATTCTGAATTATGAATGGGCCTTACTTCTTTGGCTTGAAAAGATTCTTTAACTTGTCCATTGCGCTCATGATTGGACTGATCGGATTGTAGTCGTTCAGTAACGATTCATATATTCTATGAGCTAAAGCCTCTGGTGCTTCATTAGGATGTCCGTCGAGAAGTTGCTTTGCGAAGTTGACACCAGCAAGTAAAGCAGCCCCAAGCGCACCAAACATATGAAGTGGTAGTCCGATCCCTCCACCAACAGGAACGACACCCATTCCTTTGTCAGTGTCAAGAACTGAAGGCACGATGCCAGTAGCATTCTGCTTTGCTCTCTTTGCGTTTGCGGCCCGCTCTTTATCTTGCGGCCCAAGATAAGAACCTGTAGCCATGTTCTTTAGGTACATTTGCGCTCCGAGGTAAATCATGCCAGTGCCTACGAGCCCATGGTCGAATAATCGTTGTGCATTCGCTTTCTCTTCTGTCGTAAGTTTCGTTGTTGTGTCATGAAGCACGTCGGACAATTTAGACCAAGCACTAGCAGAAGGCTTTTGTCCAGGTTCTAGGTTCTTTGTCGCATTGTGCAAACTATCAGACAAAAGGGAAAATCCACCACGAGCTATACCGAGCGGAGAATATTCAGCGTTTATAAACGCTTGATTGATACTTGGCTTGGCAACGGGCATAGCGTAAGTAATGCCAGCATTAGCAAGTTTGGACGCATTATTCTTGCCTCCGATTTCATTGACGGTTTCACCCGTCTTCCCGAGACTGCTTCGCACGTTTGCCACAAGCTTATTGATGTTGTTGTCGCTCATATTGGCAATACGATTGCCATAATCGAGTCCTTTCTGTTTTGTTTCGGCGGTTGGATTTTCCGCAAGATATGTTTGAGCCGCAGATCGAAGCTGTTTGCCTGTGAGGTTCTTGAGGCTTGGGCTAAGACTTTGCAATTCAGGCTCACTTAGGTTATGCGCCATTAGCTTTGATTGCTCCAAGACCGTTCGCATCATGCCTGGATTCTTAGCTGTAAGTTGTTGAAGGGCACCATGCAAAGTTCCAACACTATGTTCGAGTTCTTCAATAGTTTTCAATGTGTTTTGCGTGGTTCGTGCTTCTGGGTTGCGAATCATGTTTCTGATTTTATTAGCAGGAGTTTGAAGACCATGTGATCCATAGTATTGATCGGGCGATTGATTGAGTTGCATTTCCGCTTCACTCTGACCTCGCCATGCGTATTTCGCCGCATCTTTGACTTTAAGTGCAGTAGCGGCAGACCTTATATAATCAGGCAAATTTGGCCCAGCATTGAGGATTTGATTCGTTCCAAGTTTGCCACCAGATACTTTGTATAAACCTGAGTTGACGGTATTGCGAATTCCAGCAGGAATCTTGCCTGCCTCATCCATAGCCATTGTCGCAGGACCAGCAAGAGCAATATGGGCAATAGACCTTGGATTCGCCATAATTATAAACCGAGCTCCTTCTGCCAAAACTGCCGCAAGGTTCGTAGGCTTTTGCGATTGACTCATGCTGCGAACAAGACTTTGGAGATTCTTTCGTCTAGTTTCAAGTGCTTGCGATTCAGCATCCTTGGTCTTGGCAGCCTCCTTGATTGACTCAGCGGCCTTACCCATCTTGAGTTGTGATTCAAGATCACGAATATCTTTGATCATTTTCGCTTGGCTGCGAATAGTCCGATTCGTGACTTGACGTGCCGATTCTTGAGCCGACGCTTTCTTTTCTAAGAGTGCATTGTAAATGTCCTCTTCGCTCATTTCAGGATGCTTGGCTTGAACTTCTTTGACGAGATCGGAGAACGATCCAACCTTGGTCGTATTAAGCGTGTCCTTCACTGTATTGCCCGTTGGCTTATAGACCTTGGGTTGAGGATTATTCTTCCGCGCTTCATCCAGAAGGCCCTTGAGCCGAGTGACCTCTGGACTGTCAGGAATAGGTTTCTCTAACGGGTTCTTTCGTGGAGTCTTAACTTCTTGATCTGCGATTTTCTTTGTCAGATCGGCCTGCATTCGTGCGTCCCGCAGGTTCGCGCTTTCAGGTGTAAGCGTATTGGGTCGGCCTTCTTTTGGGGACAGCGATTCGACAACATCTCGAAGAGTCGCATTCGGATAAGACTTTTTGACTTTCTCTAGGAGTGCATTAAGATCGGAATTGCCCGTTTCAGCCGCATTCTTAACCACGTAATCAAGCGAAGCATTAGCAGGTGCCGTTGCCTTTTTGATTGACTTGAATTCAGCTTTGAGCTTTGCTACCTCTGGATGTTCGGGTTGCTTTACTTTGGGTGGAGATTCCTTGTTCCCATTCTCCCAGATGTCATCAATGGCATCATGGAGCTTTGCCATTTTGACAACATCAGCGGAATTCTTTTGCTGTTCGCTTTGTACTGGTTTCTCTTTACCGTTGTCTCCAATAATGGAGTCAATGAGATCCTTCTTTGTGAAATGGAAATCGATCTTGTTGTCGGCAAGTTGAGTCTTGATCTTGCTCATCAAGTCGTCAATCGACAAGACCCCTTCTGCCGCAATGTTCTTTGCCAGTTTCCCGAGGATAACAAAACCGTTTGCTACTTCATCGGCAGGATTGGAACTTAAACGTGAACCGACCCGAGCAAGATCTTGGAATAACTTCTGTCTTTCGTCATAGAGCGATGCACGAGTAGCCTTGGTTCGGGTTTCTCGCACCGACTTATTGAGTTCGAGCTGTGCTTGTGTCTCACGAATAGTCTGTTCATGCTGGTGAAGTTTCTCAGTCAGGCTTGCAAGATTGTCCCTGTGTTCTGCATCGTCAGACTTTAACTGCTCAATTATATGATGCAACTGTTCTCGTTCTGGTGCTGACAGGCTACGTCCTTGAGACTTCTCTATTGCCGCTTGAACTTGAGCAAAGTTTCCAGTGTCAATCTCACGATTCCCTTGGAACTGAGCAAGTACGTTTCCTGCTTGAGACGCTATCTTTTGTTGTCGTTCTTTGAACTGCTGTAAGTCGTCAGACAGCCGAGAAACTTCTGCTTGAAGTGCCGCTTTCCTTGCAGGATCATTGGTTGACGATGCTTCTGATTGAGCCTTGTTGATAGCCCGTTGCTTGGCAAGATCGCCTTCTTCCAGAATACGAACCTCAATGCCGTTTGCTGGACGCTTATTCTGCTCCAACTCATCTAGGAGCGCATCAGGAGAACCACCGTTTGCGACCCATTCTTGAGCTTTCTTGATCGTTTCCTGTGGTGAATCCCAAGTTCCTTTAGGGATAGGCTTCAATGCGCCAGCGGCAACGTGTTCCTCGATGACTCGTCGTGATCCACCCGTTGTTGTTGGTCGACCATTTTCGTTCAAAGGTAGTGGCGTAACCGCTTGGCTTGCTTCTGCACTTTCCGTAGACTCAGATGGATGAAGAAGATCATGGTCGGCAAGAACTTTATTGAGAGCATCCTTCGAAATCGTAAGGTTGTTCTCTTTTAGCCAATCATTTACCTTGTCAACAAGATCGAGTGCATGAACTTCACCAATAGTTACCCATGCTTTAGCCATCTTGCCAAGATGGGTAAGTGCTTCTGGGATCTCAGTAATGTCAACGCCGCTACTGACTTTGGCTCCGAGCCGAGCTAAGAAGTTGGTGGCGTCTTGAATGTCTTGCCTAGCTGCGGCAACTGCGGCAACGCTGTCTGGGTTGAGTTGCTTTGTGCTTGGCTTTGCATTCGGTTCTGATGAACCATTTGATCGTGCTGGTTCATTTGCTCCATTTTCGCGTCCGCTATGATCCCCAACAGGGTTTTCAACGACGGCATTCGTCCTGCCCGAAGTTGTTGCTTGATCGCTTCCACTTGTGGGTCGTACTTCGGTGGGTTGATTGTTACCGACTGGTTCACTTGTGGCACCGGAGGGTTGGGTGGTACGGTTAACGTCGAGGTCGTTGGTGATTTTAGCGTTGGGACGCTTGGAATAGTATCGTTGGGCTTGCTCTGTTTCTGCACTTGTAAATCCTCTTCTTTTTGTTGGGGCTTCGAGCCTTGGATCAGTCATTGGAATGTCACCAGACTTGATAAAGTCTAGGACAAGAGGCAAAGGCCACATATGGCGATTCCCGCCATAGTCATCCAATGCAACTTCACTAACCATCTTTGATCCAGATGGAGGCGTATCTCGATTGGAAAGAATACGGTCAAGTTTTTTCCCGATTTTTGTTGTGCCTTTATTGCCCGAATTTAACGCTTCTTTATGTTGTTCGCTATTTGCTAATCGGTACTCTGGGTCACCGTAATTCCTTGTTGCGTGTTCCGCAAGCATTTCATTGACAATTGGGTCAATCCCGTTAGAAGGGACACCTTTAATGAATCCAGTTGGCTTCCAAATAACTTTATTTGCTATTCCGTATTTACTTTTTCCGTATACTTTCGACCATTTGTTCCAACCACCCCAATTCATTACTTGAGGATCGCTTAATACATTTTTAAGTTCACTACCAAAGGTGTCATAGCGGTTTGCACGTTGCTCAAAATATAGGTCTTCATCTCTCTGTGCCTCTTGTGCCGCTTGAAGATAATGGCTTGCTGCACTTCCTGCCTCGTGGTAGTCATAAGTAGTATCAGGAGGCCCGAACTGATTGAGAACTGCCTCTACAATCCCTGGATCGTAGTCGTCGCTGAACGGATCAAAAACATCACTATCTGGAGACATTCCGATAAGTGCTTTTGCTCCACCACGAGGTTTCTGTGGCTTAGGTTCAGCTTTAGGCTTGGCAGGTTTCGTTGTGATCGACTCACGAGTCGTATCAGTAGGATTCGATTCCGTTGGTTCTGCTTCGCTTACAGGTTCAGGCTTAATTACCGATCCATTCTCAAGATGAGTTTCAGTATTTTCTTGCGCTGGGTTTTCCTGAATGTCTGATTCGGGTTCAATGCGACCCTCATAATGCGAGAACATATCGGGAGTAATCTTGCCGCCCGATTCTCGTAAGTCAGAATACATCTTGTCCGTTGCCGCAGGGATTTCATCTGGATGAATATCGTAAACATCCCGCTGGTGGTTAACAAGTTGCTTAACTAGATCATGAACATCCATGCCCGATGCTTGGTGAGCATCGTTCATTTCGTCAATCATAAATGGCGCAGGCTCATTGAAGTCAAGTGAATCCTGCAACTGACTTCGTACCTCACGAAGTTCCATTGCCAACCCACGCTTTTGGCTGTTGGTTAGGTCGTCACGCTGATTGATATTCTGCAACGCATGGTTCGCAGTCTCAATATTCTCTTGCGCTACTTGCCGCCAATTGCTTGCGGTATAAGGCTTAGGTGCAGAATTCGTTTGTGGCTTAGTTGGAGCCGATTGCGGCTCAGGAGTAGGAGTTGTGGCTTGAGGCTTACCCCCTTCTTGCATAATTTTATCTAGCGCATTCTTGCCTTGCTGTTCAGCTATTGCTCTTAATTCATCTGGGTTCGTGCTTTTTGCTAATTCAGGATTATCTTCACCAATTAGCTTTTGTATTTTGCTGAATATCTCCGCAGAGTATTGTCCACTTTGCAATTCGTTCATGAATCGCGATAAAAGTATAGAGCGCGAACCATTAATATCTGGTGTCCCTTTCAATTGATGAACTAGCGCATCGGCTACACCTTGAATCACCTTTTCTTCTGGAACCGTAAATGGTTCACCTTCAGGGGATATACGTTGTGTAGATAGTGAACCTGATTCCCCTCCTGCTTGATTCACGCTTTCTACTTTATTTATTGAGTCAATTGCATTAGTTCTTGCTTCACCTTTTAGTTGTTTTGCGTAATCCTTTAACGTATCAATAGCTGATTTTGCGGTACTGAAAGCTCCCATCCCCGTCACATTTAGCGGGGTAGACCAGTATTCAGCGTGTTCTGGTGTTGGTGCATTTTGAACCACATAATCTTGAATTTCTTTAATTGAATTCTTAACATTGTTAAGTAAATCATCGTGCGTCAAGTATTGATTTTGAGTCACAGAAGCGGGTTCGGCTACTGATTCCTGCGGGAATGGTGGTGGAGTAATCGTTTCGCTTACTGGCCCAGCCTTGGGAACCCCACGCATAGCATGAAGACCTTCTAGTCCTCCCTTTGCCATGATGAAAGCGTTACCTGCCGCTTCACCGTATGCTTGTGGGTCAAACTCTTGGGCCTTGACAATTGGCATACCTTGAGCCGATGTACCCATAACATCTTTGGTGACCGTCGACGGCATTAAGAATTGCAAGTTTGGATTTACAGCCGAACCCGTTACCGCATTATGCAGAACAGCATTGGATAATCCTTCCATCGGAGAGTTGCTATTTTGAAAGTCTTGTGCCGCTTGGATCACTTGGTCGACGGTATTACCTTTCGTGACCATATCCATCAGCATAAATGGATTGACTAGATTGCTCATTGCGCCACCAACACCCGATTGTGCTTTTTGAATGGCGTCAACATTATTGGAAGTATTCGGGAATAGCCCTTTGACGAATGCTGACAACTGACCAATGGGACCGATTTTATTTAGATAGTCATTGGCTACTCCAATCTGGTCATGAAATGCCTTAGAAGCATCCTCTAACGATGGAGCAACGTTATGGTTCTCCATTCCCGGCACTTCCCAATTCTGAGGTTGTTGTGCCGATTGCTGAATCGTTTGTTGCATCTGCGGCAACGTTTGTCCTTGGAACAGTTCTCGAACGTTCTTTGGCTTCACCTTGGCAGGTTGTGGATTGACGTTCGGAGGTGTAATTCCGAGACTTTGAAGCAATTCATCGCCACCATTTTGTACGGGCTGTGATGCTTGCTGTGTAGGCAACATATTGCCCATGTTCCCACTGAATCGCTGTCGTGCTTGATTCAAAAAGTTCTGCACCGATTGGTATTGCTGATTTGCCTGTGGTGCTTGCTGTGCGACTTGAGCAGCGTGTTGTTGATTCGCCGCTTGCTGAAATGCTTTAGCGTATGGTTGAACCAACTCAGGCAGGATGCTTGAGGCTAACCCAAGTTCGGGCATTGTGGCAGGAGGAACATCAGGCGCACCCGAGATGTCGTTAGGACTCATCGGCTGAGAAGGAGTGCCAATTGTGCCCGATGGAGTACCGAAACCTGCACCCGGTATGGATGGAGGTTGAGCCCCTTTTTGATACTTTGGAATGCCGTATGCCTTGATTACATCATCGGGATTCGTTAAAGGTTTTGTTGCATCATATTTTGGAATTCCATACGCCTTGATAGCATCATCCGGTGTAGTGATTGACGGTTGATACTTTGGAATGCCGTATGCCTTGATTACATCATCGGGATTCGTTAAAGGCTTCTGGGATTCATCAGACATAATTCATCCTATTTTGAGTTTACTCTGTTATACATATCTCGCAATATCGCCTGAGCCCTATCGGGAGGATACCCTTGCTTAATTAGACTTAGATAGTACACATCCCCGCGAACGGATGGGAGTCCTGGTCGAACATACATCGTATTCCAAGGAGTTGTAGCTTTGGCCGCTTGATCTGCTTGAGATTGCTGAGGCTGACCCGATTGAACGTTATGGGCGATACCAGAACCCACTGCACCCCCTAGTGTTGGAGTCTGAGTCGCAACTGGCTTTACAAATAAACCATTCATAGCCGCAACATTAGTTGCAATCTGCTTTGGAGCCGCATCGACTATAGCTTTGAACCCAATGTATCGGTTAGTGTCAGGGCTTCCATCAGGAGGTGCATTCCCACCATAACTTTTCTTGATTTCATTGATTTGCCTTTGCGCTATATCCGCTTCCTGCTTCAATGAATTATTTGCCGCACTTAGGATCTTGATTTGATCGGTAGGATCACTTGCACCACCGTTCGCTATCTTTTGTCGAATCAATTCAGTTTCAGCCGCAACTTTAGCCGCATCCCCTTGGAATTTCGTGTCGTAGTTCTGAATCTGCTTCATTATTAGACCCATCTGGGCATCAGACAGGTTTGTCTTAGATTGAATCTGACCAATCTGAGCAATAACTTGCTGTGCTTCCAATGGAAGATTTGCCGTCTTGCCATAGAGGAAAGCGGCCCGAGCCTTATCCGTATCAGCCTTGGCAAGCAATTCGACTTGCTTGGGCGAAGCCGACGAAAGAATGGCATCTACGGCCTCTGGACTCATGCCCCCAAACACCGTTGGATTATTGGACATGATTTCCTGCAACGCCGCTTGCTTCTGCCCTTGTGAAGCTACCGGATCACCAAAGACCTTCCATGCAGAAGTAGTTCCCGCTGCGAGAACATGAGAGTTCGCAAGAATATCAGCCGCAGTTTGTCTTGCTTGTGCTTGAACTTGAGCATTGTTTGTAGAAACCAATCCACGAATGACCGCTGGATTGACCTTGCCGTTATATCCAAGTTCAGCTTTATACTGCTCCACGGCATTCTTATTCATATCCACCATTTGCTGGAATGCCTGTGTTCGTTGTTGCAGTAAGTTCTGAGCTTCTTGTTCTGGGAGTTGAGCCCCAATACCTGCCGCAGTCTGATTCTCTTGGTATTGCTGTAGCGCACCTTGATTCGCAGATTGAGCCGACTGGTTGAAGTTTTGCAAGAAATTGTTCGCAAAATTGCCTGACCGATCACCGGTTGCTAAGGCACCCGCGAGTAAGGCAAGCAATGGGCTCATCTGTTGCTGCCTGGGAACAGGTTGGTTTGCCGCTTGCAGTCGCATAGTGTTGGCTTGCTTCAACAAGTCCATGAACTTCTGTTGATCGTCCCACGGACCCAATTGCTGAAAAGTGGGAGGCGTAGGCATATTCTGTTTAGCCGCATCAGTAATTGCCTGATTCAACTTATCCGTAGAACTGCGAACAGCACTTAAATCTGCATCATTTGCTTGTGACTGATCCTGAGATTGAGGACCAGCCATGAATTGCTGAGTGTAACCAGAAGTCGTTGGTTGTGATTCAGCAGGCTGAGTCATGCCGCCCATGATTGCGGCCCGAGGATCACTATAAGATTGTGCCGCAGGAGGCATTACGATCGGCGCACCAGTATTCGCCATAGCCGACGTAAACTCAGGATGATTGAGCAACGTTGCCAGTGCTGTTAGAGCATGGATCGGCCCTGGCCCAGTACCCAACGTGCTAGGCATTGGAGAACTTACGGAAGGTTGTGGCTGAACCGGACCTTGAAAACCTTGTGTCGACGGAGTTGCCGCTGATTGCTTGGGCACCGGAGGATTAGCCGCTTTTGTTGCCTTATTGACAACCGACTGACCTTGCGGAGTCGGGCTGATTGGTTGTGCTGTGACCTGAGAAGCATCCGTAGTCATACTCGGAGAAGGAACCGTTGCCGAGTTGCCTACTGCGTTCGTTGCCGCCGACAATGCTGATAGCAGACCGTTAATTGCCATTGGTTACCACACTCCATAGTTGTACCAATCTTGGTAATTTTGTTGTGCAGGGCTTAAAGGTCCTTGGAAGCCTTGTGTCGACGGATTTGCCGCTGGTGAAGTATTAGCAGAACTACCGCTACCACCACCAAACATATTGAGGATCGAACTGAGTCCACCCCCACCACCTAGCGCACCAAGAATGCCGCCGAGTCCACCAAGCATCCCGCCTTGAGATGCAGACTGAGCATTGATCTGCTCCTGATTCTGAATACCCGGTTGCATACCGAGAATCGCTTGCAACGTTGGATTTTGTTGCGCCTGTCCATAGGCACCAAGTACCGATTGAAGAACTTGTTGCTGATATTGTGGAGAATTGACTTGTGCTTGATACTGATTCGTAGCGTTCGCGGCATTATTAAACTCAGATGCCGTGTTGCCAGCGGTATAAGCAGGGCTGATACCTTGTGATGCTCCTTGAGCAGCCGCATATTGAGCCGCTTTCCCAGCATTTTCGTTCGCTTGGCTACCGTAGGTCGCTACTTGTGCTTGCTGAGATTGTGGAGAAAACTGATTGATGAAATTCTGCAATGCTCCTTCTCGTCCAGATTCCATTTGCCCAGCGAATTGCGCTTGCTGACCAGCTAAAGGTGCCATGTATCGGCCCAGAGACGCAATGATCGAGAACAGAGGGTTGCCGCTATAACTCTGGTAGTTGATTGGATTATTGTAATACCCTTGAGCATTTTGGTTGATCGCAAGCTGAGGCGTAGTCGTGGTCGAAGCCGCAGTCTTTGGTGCAACTGTATTCGCGGTCGGCGGAGTCGCACCAGTGCTTGTTGCTTGCGCCTTTGAAACAGCATATGGGTTGGCAGTCGCAGATGGCTGTGACATACCATTGATGATCGAACCTGCACTATTGTCAGTCGCAGGTTGCTTAGTCGGAGTTATCGCATATGGGTTCTTTTGAGATGTTCCAAATTCGTTGGATGCAGTTCCGTAAGATTGAGAAAGCATAGTTACCCCATGCCCAGCCAACCTCATTATACAACGGGAGATAGAACTAAGTGCTTCTCACATAGTTGGTTGTCTTAGTTCTTTGGACGACGGCATTAAGCGAAAGGAAAGTTGTGCCTCCTGGTACTGCTCCATAGATCGAAAGTTGAGCCGTCGTTCCAGTGTCACCTATAGGTCCATCAGTCAGAACTTGATACGATGGAGTGCCACCTTGCGACAAAAAGTTAAGCGTACTCGTTCGAGTCGTTTGACCAAGCTGAGTGATATAGTAGCGATCCACGGTGAGCGCAAAGCCACTAGCATTGTCATTTGAGATACCTACGGTGACCGTATCAATCTCCATCGCATTTGCGAAGTTGTCAAAGATTTGACGAGTCGTGAACTTATAGTTCACGGTGTTCGTGTTGCCCGGTACTTCATGCTCCAAGACATTCGTAGTTGTCGTTGCTGGTGAGAAATAGAGAGTCTTGACGCGTCCCGCCGATGCTGAATAGTAAGGCAGGATAAATTCAGCACTATAAGTCGACCCGCTATAAGCAAAGTCATCCAAGCTATCGAAGGTGCCCAACTGTTCGCAGAACACAAGGGCCTGGACGTTCGCTGTCCCGCTTGACTTGGTGTATGCCATGTAATAGCGGTTATTGTTGCAAGCTCCTGCGACAAATTGTTTCCGATTGTAAGGTGAAGACCCAGTATTGCTTGGGATGTACGGAATGTCATTGTCGACCTTATAGAGCGAGATGACATTGATTTGCTGATCGGGGATCGAGACTCCGTAAATCATGGACATTCCAGCAGTGTAATAGCAAACTTGCCCGAAGTTATCAAGCCAATAGATTCCAGTTCGATTCCTTGCGACTGAGTTTGGGCTCAATGTGCCATGAGTTCCAACCAGTGAAGTTTGATCCAACCCTTGAGCAGAGAACCCCAAGACCTTGTAGAAGTTCTTGTCTGTCCAGAAGTAAACCGTTCCGGTTCCGTCCAGAGGTCCACCAAGCGAAGTCGAAGATGTTGGGCTTGCACCAATGGCAACTATTTGCTGAATCGTCTCCCCTGACTTGAGGATCGTGGTTCCAGAAAGAGGGTCAGGATTGCCCGGTGATAAGAACCGTTGGGCCTTGGTGAATAGGAATGGCTGAGAGTATTCCGAGATCCACAGTGTTGATCCAGAACAGACAAAACAACGTCCGTCAATCCATAAAGAAGCTGTACCGACAGGGAGGCATACATTCCCAGCATTCGGGAGTGGTTTTCCGAAGTTGACTAGATTTCCGCAGTTTCCTCCACCTACCGGACCTGCATTTCCTAGCAAGCCAACGGTTACTGTTGTTGTGCCGGCATTCCACAGAATCCAGTTTGATGCCGAGTAGGTAGCAAAGATTCCATAGGTCGCAAAGTAGAAGTATCCTTGTCCAACATCTTCACGGTAGACGATCAAGATGTCTATTCCTTGCGTTGTGTAAGTCGAAGATGGAATATCAGCACTCACAAGATAGTCGTAGAAGAATCGCTGATCTTCAATAAGATACAGGTTTCCGTAGCCTGTTCCTGCCGATAGTTGGCTTAGAGGAACTTGATTTTTGTTGGTGATAACTGTTCCCGGTCCTGTCTGGTGAGAACCCGAGGAATGATATGCGGCACCAAAAGATGCGCCACCCTGAGTAATGCCCCCGGCAGCCATGACATAGAATTGGGCATCAGTCTTGACGACGGCACTTGAAACATAGCTAATGCGAATCGTTGTGATAGCCGAAAGAGTCAAAGGCGAAGCCGTTGGCATCGGGACCGCAATTTGAAGTGCCGTGGAACTTACCGTCGATGGATACGACGTAACCAAAATGCTACCGATGTTGTTGGATGGGTCAAAGCAAGTCTGTCGGTTCGTACCGTCTCCAATCTCAATTTTTAGTTTCTGGTAAAGCAATTGAGGATCGGGCATCACGGCAAACTTGATTACACTCGTGTTATCCAACGCTACAGTCGGTATATTGGTCGGAGTTACCGTCGTCGCAGTATTGGCTTGAACAGTGAATGATTGTCGCGCCCCTGTTCCTGCCGACACATAGGCCGTTGTACCAACAAGACCACCAGTATTGAATGAGTTTGCGGGGAATGTAATCACACCCGTAGTCGAAGCATAAGAGGACGCAGTTAGCGTCAATGCTTGGTCAACAATCATCGTTAGCTGGGTTGACTTGCTGAAATCTACCGACGACGAAAAGACAACTTGCGCCCAACTGTTCAGAGTTGTGCCAGCAACGATAGCTAAATCAATTGCCGCACCAGCCGCATTTGTGATTGTTGGTGGAGTCGCACCACCACCATTTGTAATGGTCTGTGATCCGAAATTCTTTACATTGAAGAAATTGGCAAATCCTGCTTGCTGATAGAGGTTCGATGTATTAGGAACCGCAGGAGGCTGAATTGCCTCAGACATCGTAACAGTGATAGCCGAGACTTCATTGTAACCGTAAATTCTAGGAGTATCGGTACCATTTTCAATAATGAGCATATCCCGATTTGTGCCAGAAATATCATTATCAGTCACCACCGAGAAGTAGACAGGACCAGAGGAAGCCGAACCCGTTAATCTAGTGTCTCCATATTTCCCAGAGGTCGGTGAGATGTTGGTCCAAGTTGCACCTTCGTCTGTTGAACTGTAAATTGAGATATGGGTCGATCCATCCCAAGTCGCGGCAAAAATCGTAGGCACCCCATTGAATGAGCAGGAATAGACACCACGCACAATTCCAGAAAGGCTAGTCGATACCGACGCATTTCCGTTTCTAGCTTGCACCCCTTGGTTCCCAAGACGAGTGTTCCCAAGTAATGCCGCATAGTCAGGCGTCAAAGATGAAGCCGCAGGAAATGATTTGAACCCTTTAATCATGCCCGGTGACATGAATGGCATCAATTGTTGAGCAGGGGCCTTAATCCGAGGGTTACGCGACTTTGGAATCATCGTAATTTATTATCGCATGAATCTCTTTCAATGGGATCGTCGTCTCACCCTGGCTGGGGTCGTAACAAGGAAACTAGATCCCACTGAATTACCTATTACGAGGACCGTTATAGGAAGCCTTCACCATTGGCTTTTGTCTGACAAGCAAGTTGTTTCTGGATGCAATAAGTTCAGCACGAGCATTAAGAGCAAGATTCGCAAAGTAATCTGCCGAATCATGGTGTTGCATCGCTGACCATCGAGCGCACACTCCCCATACCCAAGCATCAACGTTCAATAGATATGTTGGAAGGGGATCGGAAATCGTAGCGTAAGGAGTAAAAAGCGTAGTTTGAAGAATCACGCAAGGGTAGCCTGAAGCTACCGTTGTACTTGGAGCCGGGAAGAATCCAAGTTGTCCTCCATCTTCGTAGTATTTATATGGCTGATTGCTTGGTGAGACCGATCGCCATACTGGATTCTCGTAATCGAGTTCGTCAATTGACGTTTCCATGATTGGAATAGATGTCGTAGAACTTGTCCACCATCTCGCTGACCAGATACGCACGATTGAAGAAGGTAGCGTGTACTCTTGTTGGTTGGCAATTGGATAAATCGTTAATGCCGAAGTCGGATAAAGACGGACCTTTGCTACGATGTCACTGTATGCTAGATTTACGATAGACAAAGCCACTGGATCGGTGTCCAAAGGAAAGTCGCTCATGTGAAGCCGAACTTGAGCGGTTACATCACTGACTAGAAAAGCCAATTATTTCCTCCATCAAGAGCATGATCCGAACCCACTATTCGTCCAGTTCCGTCTTTCACTAATTGGGATGAACCATACCACTTTCCTGTTCGTTGGCAGATACCCCCTGTCTCATCATAATTCGGAACAACATCAAGCGTATTCACGATTACCGAGTCAGGAACGTAGGTAAAGATCATCGTCGTGAATAATGCCGCCATTGCCGCAGGAGCTTGATAAGTTCCTTGGGGAGCATTCGAGAAAGCAGGGAAGTACGTCACTGTATTGTGTTCCTTACTGACCCACCGTTCCCATCGTTTGAGACGGCGCCCGAAGCTAAAGGCGTTGTACCATCTGGGAGATAAACCGTCTGGACGTTAGACGAGATAACTTGCTTGTTAAACCAGAAATAGAATTCTTGAAGGAATAGCTGTTCCACTCGGACAATCGTTGCTTGGTCGGCCCGACCTGCCGTTGGTTGGAGATAGCAGATTGGAATGGTGATCGAGAATTCAACGGCATTGGAGTTGGTTGCCGCAATTCGGACGATCAATGATGAATACGACATCTCAGCGGCAGTAAGATCAAGGTATCCATAGCCGCTAGTTCCTATCTCCACTGGATTATTCGTTGTGTTGACGAACGTTGCTCCATCTTTGCTTACTTGGCAGTTACCAGAGGTCGAAAGGCCAGTTAAGCCACCAGTGATCGGGTTTCCCGTCGCAAGAGATACGATCTTGAATGGGAAGCGATAAGCTTGACCGTAAACTGGATTTGGAGTTGCGTTTCCTGCTGCCATTTAGAAAATCCTTGAACCATTAACCGGCATAATTCCTGCCTGATACATTGTAGACGCATTTGGAACCAACGTGGGGTTTACCACAGTAGTTATTACAATCGTTGGGGTCGCACTTGCGACTTGACTTGTCGGGCCAGAAACACCACCAGTTGTTTCCTTGCAAGATAGCATGAATCCAAAGTTTGAAGAGTTTGCCTGAGCATAAGTAAGGCTAGCACTCCATGTATCCGCAGAAGTGCCGTGATATTGAGTTGTCAAGGAGATATTACTATATGGTGTTGCAGTTGCATGGTCAACTGATCCTACAATTTGAGTTAAAGCATCAGCCGTTAAAACGACTGAACTATCACAGGCTTTTTCGTTCGTATCAGGGGAATTGTAAATAGGATATTGAACCTGAATTCCAACAATACTCTCTGTAGATGGGATCGAAAATCCAAAATTGTAAAAGCAAAGATAGTCAGTAAATTGATAATATGCACCTTGGCTTGCTCCATTCCAAACTGCACCAGCATTTGACCATACACCAACAGAACTAGCTCTCGCTACGTTTTTAACTGATCCAGCAGTATTTGTGTAAGTTGGCATTGACTTATTCTATCCCAAATACCAAAAAACCCCGATAGTTATAAGCCACCGAGGTTCTTGATTCCTGGAAAGTAAGGCGATTATACCGCGAAGAATCCTTCCACATAAATGCGGAGCGGAGATCCCGAAGTCCAAGTTCCAACCGGACCAGTAGTGAACTGAATTCCCTTACCTGTCTGCGAAGCGGCCCACTTATCCACAACTGCCATGTCGACAATACCAGCCATTTCAGTGTTATTCGTAATTTGTATCACGTCATAAGCCGAAGGGTTAGTATTGAAGGCGAAAGCCGCTGTGACGGTCGGAACACTCGTGTTAGCCGAGTACACCTGATTAGATAGGATCGGACGAACCGTTCCACTAGCCGCACCACTCTGGTAGGAAATACCAAGGAGGTTGAATCCATTGTCGAGTGAGTTCGCCGCAAACGTGTTGCTAGTATTCAAAGTAGAAAGACTAATAACCGTTGAGCTACCACCGACCTGAACAGGCCAATACCAAAACGCCAAGACGCTTGTATTGTCCAAGGCTACTGGGAATGCCGCCGCACCACCAACAGGAGTTACCGTTGTCGCAGTAAACGAACTGATGATTGCGCTTTGTCCCTGTCCAGTTCCAGCCACAACCGTAAACGGAGTGTTGTTCATTGGAGGGTTAGCAGCCGCTACTGCACCAGCCGTAAAGATCGACGGAACAGTAATAACACCAGTTGCCGCCGCATACGAGGACACTGTGACCTGTAATGGCACTTCAATATTAGCTTGAGGAAGTTCATACTCCGACAAGCCCCATTGTAGAGCCGCACGAGGAACGTAAACAAGCGGATGGCTTGCCGTGTCCGAGAGCATACAGTAGGCATTGAAGCCTGTGTTTGCCCAAGGGGTATTTCCCTGCATATCAATGTCGCATCGAGTGATATAACAGCGCATTCCCGAAGGAACGGCACTGTCAGGGATCAACACGGTTGGAGTCGTTGCGGTATAGGCTATATCACCAATACCGCTGACTGGATTTGTCGAGTTACCTGTCCCCGCAAGGAACGTTGCCGAAGCAAAAGTTCCCGGCACGTTCAAGCCTTCATACAGGGTTGGAAGCCCGTTGACGTATTGAGGCTGAATGCCGAAGACCTTATTCTTAAATTGGGTACCTTCTGAGGGCATTTTTTCTCCTTACTGCCCGAGGGTTCCCCAAGAACCGTGAGCATCCTTCCAACCGACAGTGTAAGACTCGGAACCGACCCACTTGTCCATAAGGGCATCGTCACGAGCAAGCTGTTCCATGTCGTATGGCATCTGGTTCAACATGAACAGTCCATGTCCACCGACACCAGCCTTCTGCATACGAAGGAACCAAGCGTTTGAGCTGGTGTAGTAGTCGATAACTTCAAAGTCAATACGATCCTTGATGAACGTATTAACGTCGTTGTTGTTCGTGGTTGCCAGCTTCAACGAATTCACGACACGAGTAGCAACACCCTGCTTCTGAATCGGAACAGTAAGCAACACCTTACCAGTGAGCATCATTGGCTGTCCAACCGGATCGATCTGTGCGCGAAGTTCTTGAAGGCCCTGCTCAAGAGCAAGAGGCCCGAACGGAAGTTCAGCGGCAGGACGGTTAGAGAACGTCGGGTTACCTGCACCTTGGCTATGAGCCGTCGAGTACAAAGTCTCTGAGTTCATACCGTAGGTGGTTGACGTGAAGCCAAGGTTGTTGATATTCGCCGCAACGATGTTCTTCTTCTGAGTGAACGCACGAGCAAACTGATCCTGCTTGTTCATTACGTCCTGATATTGAAGTGTGAAAGCAAATAGCTTTGAATACTTCAAGCCTTTCGTGAACATGACAGGATAGAAAGCCTGAGTGTAAATCTGAGCAAGATCATCGTAAGCAACAGTCTGACCTTCTGGCGTCTGCTGTGCAGGGCTCAATGGCTTGATCTGCTTAAAGACTTCAAAAGCCTGAGTTGTGTCGAATTCCTTTCCGACAACAAAGTCCCATTGCTTTTCGAGCTTATCAGCTTCGACAACGAACACTTCAAGAATGTTCTTTCTCGCAAGTGCGAGTGTAGGTACGAGAATAGCCATTTAGTAAGCAACCATCCTTGCGCCCGACAGTAAGCAAGCGGGAGCGGTAACCGAGGCATAAACGTTACAGAACTGAGTCGTACCAGCGGCATAAGCCGTACCAGTTGCACTCGTAGCCCAACCGGGATTATCGGCAGAGTCGATTGACATAATTCGGAAAATGCCAGTCGTAGGGTTAGTTGTTGCCGAAACAACCGTGTCAATGTTGACCGCAGGATAGTTTGCGGTTACCTGGCGACCACCGTAGTCTCGCCCGATCTCAGCAAGTAGGCCAACAGCATTAGCCGCAGTTGCCGAATACAATGGAATCTGGAACCACACATCGGGGGATGCTACCGTTACCGGAACCCAAGTACATTGTACCGACGTTGCATCAGCCGTTTGGATGCTAGAAGGTGCTTCTGCACGTCCAACGATTGCTGTAGTTTGCGAAGTAGGGGTAGTGAAGTTATTACCTGCCGCAGCCGCGATAGTAACACCAGTTGTCGTTCCTTGTAGAACAAGAAAATCCCCTTGGACGAATGTTGCAGACGCGTATACGGGATACCACTCAATCCTAACTGGAATCGGACCCGCTACACCTAAAGCTCTTTGTGCCGCCATTTTTCTCCTTTCAGCGACCCACCCCCCAGCCATAAGGGGTCCAATTGTCTTTATGATACGCGATTAGGAACTAATTGCTGATCTTTTTCGCGTAATTTCCTCATATCCTTCTGATTTTTCGTCGCTATCTGTATTGACAGCCCCTTCATTGCGCTTGGCAATATCAGCGAGTTGCTTGATAGCAAGTTTGTGGTCCGTCTTTGAACAGGACAACAAAATCATCTGCGAAGAACCCGTGTCACGAGCCGATTCTGAGTCGATTCGGTACATCGGTTCATCAGGATTCTCAATACTACTGATGTCCAAGTAGTCATGAATAGGAGTGTCATATCCCATCAAGGGAGCATCCTTTTGAATCTTGATATAGTGACGATCTGGATCACGAGCAATACGCCCTCGTGGAGCTTCTGTTTGAGACTTAACGATTGCCATTATTGTTTCTCCATTTGGGCCTTGAATTCAGCCGCAGACATAGGAGGCAAATTGTGTTTAGCGCGAAAAGCGTTATTTGCCTTGAACGTATCCATCATGTCAGAATTCATACGAACCGTAGCCGTTTCCGCTACCGCTGGTTCAACTGTCTTTGCTTGCTTCTCGCGGACCTCACGATCATAGTCACGAGTAGCACGTTGTATAAGATCCAATGCTTCACCTTCCAGCTTAACGCCCGGTGCAATTTGACTTGCGATCTTACGAGCAAAGTCTTGAGCATCAGGAGTTAGGCCCTTTGCTACCTTACCAACAACATCATCAGACTGAGTACGCTGGATATACGGCATCACCGTCGCCATTGCTTGCTCAACGGCAAGTTTGGCTTGGGCAGCCGCTTTACGATCCATGTACCCTTCTGGATCTTCAAAAAACTCCGGTGGCAATTCACTCTTAGGTGTGGCTACCGGAGCAGGAGTTTGAGCAACTTGCTGAGAAGCCAATAACTCTTCTCGTGCCAGTCGTCGTCCTTCCTCGATAGCTTGCGCCCGAAGTGCTTCAAAATCTGGTGCCGCAATAATCGGAGGCGGGGTAACCGCTTGGGATTCTGTAGCAACGGTGGTCGAATTCACAGGGGTTTCTGCCCCGGTATAGTCAGCAGGGACTTCTACAATTTCGTCTTCCATTTTTCCTTCATTTCCTTTTCCCAGAAATCTTTTACTTCCGTAAAAGTGCTATCCGGTGTCTCGAATCGTCTCAAAAACTTAGCCTTACCTTGCTCCCTAGCGATGGATGACGCCTGGGAAATCGGGTCCAGATCCAGGCATCGGGATTCCGCTATTGATAGGTGGTGCATTAGGTACGCCTGACATACTTCCCATTCCGGTCCCATCAGGAACTCCTTGAGACGCTGGAGGTCCGGGAACTGCCCCTGAATCAATAGCTGGTGCTGTTGTCGGCTGAGATTGGTCATTAGGTGGTCCTTGTTGCGCTTGCATTTGAGCCATTTGCGCTTGCTGTTGCTGTTGCGCCATTTGTTGAACCTCTTGCTGAGACTTCAACACATTGGTAGCATTCTGCAACGGACCATCCTTTAGGATGATCGTAAGCAGGGCAGGTAGGTTAATATATTGAGCAATCGACGGATTAGCCAACATCTGCAAGAACATTTGTGCCGCTTGCAACTTGGCTTGTGGCGTATTACCAGGGCTCTTACCTGTCGGTTCCCAATTCACATGAGTCAATAGGTCTGTCTTTTGCAAGGACAGTGTTCTTGACGCTTGCTCAATCGGAGCAGGAGTGTTATTGTCCAATTGGAGCCTCCACGATGTTAGGTGATACGTCCACGTTGCTTCCAACTAAGTTGGTTAAATCTGGTCCTCCAAGATCATCAGGAATCACAATATCCTGACCATACCTCTGAGAGAACCCTTCAAAATCCGATGCGGCTATCTGGCAAGTCAATGCCGCCATAGCAGGAAAGTCTTGAGAGAATCGAGCGATAAACTGTTCGATACCAACAGCAACACCAGCCGCGATGATCGACTGTTCCGTAGCTGTCGTTGATCCTTGTGCTTGCGCTCCCTGAGTGTTCTGAGAGATACGAGCAATCTTATCTGCTATCTCTTCACAAGAAGCAATCATACGGGGGAAAGGTTGTCCGTCAAAATGAACTGAACCTTGCCACGGAGTCACAGGGGAATCAGACTCAATAACCGTCGTCATTCCAAACTTCTGATACTTCTCACCAGAAGTTAATCCTTCTCCAATTACCGGACCACCCGAGGCCGCTTGCATGGCACCAGCAAAGAATCCAGACCACAAGGAGTTATACATATCCTGAACAGGATAAAGGTTCCTACCTACTGACTGTCCAGAATAGAAATAGCGTGGTGAGCCAATGTACTGCGACCTGAAATACCAAATATAGTCGAAGTCATACTCTTCAAGTCGAAGGAGCCGACCAGACTTATAATCCAACGTCGCTTGGTAAAGTCGTTCGTTTCTTTCCTTGGTATAAGGATCTTCAATATGCTTTAGGTCAAGCCGAACGACCAAAGGCCAAATCTCGCAAAGTTCCGTAGCATCATCAGGAGCAAGATCACCAAGATTTGCGCCAGTGTGCATTTGCTCACGGTCAGCATCATGCTCATCTTGAGATGAAGTTGTAGGAGGATCACCTTTATAGTAGGTCTTTCCATCCTGCATCGACTCAATTAAGTATCGACGCATTTCAAGCCTATGACCAACACAAGTCGCTGCTTGAATTCCTTTCGGCAAAGCAGGGTAGACGATCATCGAGTCAGGGTGAATAACATCAAGGTCTACCGCGCCACGTTGGGCATAATTCGGGCATAGCCGATAGAACGCAACATCAGTACATCCTACAATTGTTGCCGCATCACGGATCTTGGTTTCAAATCCAGCATCCTTCCATATCGAGTGAACCAATTGCTGTTTGGGTTCACTGATAGCTTCTGGATCGGTCATGTCCGTCATGTACGGGTTCTGCTTGCCAATAACGGTGGTGACTTGAGCCGTAAGCATATCAAGCCTTGGTTGAGTCAAAGGTATATGGAATTCATCGTATCCCTTATTCTGTCCATCAGGCCCTTGGTTCAAGCCAGGATTTTCATTCCGGTATTGCCTTTCAACATCAAGCCACCATTGAGGCATTCTGCCCATAGCGTTGAGCCCTGCGTCGACATACATCAGAAGTTTCCTTCCGATCTTGCCCTTCATGTCGTCTGAGAGTTCAACTAATGCCATGTGCTTCTATTCTGTCTCAGGAATCGCTTTGCTTGGGTCCCACATCACGATAATTTCTTGTTTATCGTTGTCGAGGTCGATCCAAGCGGCTAAGGTATTGTTCAATTCCTTGCGCTTCTCTTCCATAAAGGCAATGGCTTTATTGCCAGCCCAAAGGTCGCCAATCTTGCTGAATGCCTTCTCATGCTCCGATGGAGCGTATTGTCTTGGTATGTTCATTTAAGACCCTTCTTTTTGACTTGTTTGGATACAACGAAATACAAAACGAGTGCTAATCCTGCACCGATAATAAGCAACTGTAACGCTAGATGATTGTCCCACCATTGAAGGTAACGAGTATTCATGCCACCACCTTCTCAGGGATCACATAGTTGATCGAAAGTTGGCTACCGATCAAAAGATCAATGTCTACTTCACCGTCGACTTCAATGCCAACCTGCTCAATATGGAATGGATCATAGCAAACACGATCGCCAACCTTCACATCCATTTCCAGCGGCCCGACAGCAACAACAGTTGCTTCTGCCGTTCTACGGTGTGAGCCATTAGGGAGATAAATCCCACCTTCGCTTGTTTCAAAACTTGCATCACGTCGAAAGAGGATCTTATCCCCATAGGGTACCCATGCAGCCATATCTTCATTATATGATGCAAGAACAGAATCCCACCAGTCATAAATCTGAGGATGACCCCGAAACTCACCATATACACCGTAAACTCGAACCTCATTTTGAGGTTGATAGCCACCCATGTAAGCATCAGTAATCCAAGTACCGTCCGTTCTCCTGACAATCACAATCGTTCCCGGATTGGGAGGATAAACGTAAGTTCCGCATCGCGGGGTCGCGTATTCCATCGACTGCAACACGACTCCAAGGTGAGGTCTTAGTTTACTCTCCACTGATTCTGGAATCAAAATAGATCGCTTCGCAGAAGGAAGCATTTCAACAAGAATTCGACCATCCAAAACCCTTACGGACTCAGATGCAGTCTTGTAATCAATATCTCCACGAGTAATCTGCTTGGGAACCCTAACCGTTTCAAGCCTCTTAGCGAATAGCATAGGTGCAATCTGCTCTAGCTTGGGAGAATTAGCTTCAAGGTCAAGGAAATCGGCAAATCCAATCCCTTTTGGCATCCGAACATCATGAATATCGTCTAACCCGACGTTTCGACATTGCTGTCCTTTTGGTGCGCCACAATGAGGACACGTAAATACGTTGCGAGCTTTCGCAATCGCTCTATCTACGATGTCTTGAGGAACTTTTTGGTCAATTAGTGCCATCGTTTTGGCATTGTATCATGATGAAGGCCCATCCCGAGAGCTAATTTGCCCTCGCAGAACTTTCTAGCCGCTTGTGCTGCTGCTTGGAGCCCGTCATGTACGTGTGAGTAGCCATTTTTCAATGGTTCCATAAGAATACGCCCCGGTCCAATCGTATCTCCACGAGGCGAAATTTCAAATTGATATGCGCCTTGGAAACCAATTCTCAAAATTGGACAATGTTTGGCATCAAGAATAAATCGTTCAGTCTTCGGATCAATCTGATCGGTCAAAAGCCATGTCACGGCAGACTGTCTGACGCCCCAAACGTTACTTGCCCGTCGAATGTTGATCCCAAATTTCCGCTTGGCTAATAGTCCAGGACTATCACCCGTCGTTGCAGTCCTGTTCCAGATCGACGGATCACCAATATGGTAAACCTCGTCCCATGCGCCGGGGATTCTTCTAGCGATAGCATTGAGAACCTTTGGCGCAAACGTTTCCATCGGATCATCACCACCCGACGTAACCTCCAAAATACACTGGACTTGGAATAGTGGCGTAATTTGAAGTAGCGTAAAGGCAGGAGTGAGCCCATTATCCCAACCACCGATATAGACCGAGTTGGGAAAGATCGGAATACCTGTCTCACGAATACTGAAAGGACAATGCCTAACGTCCGAGTAATCGGAGAATACGGGTTCTCCTTCATAGACATCATCGTGCATCCCCATTTCACGTTTCCACGATCTTTCGGGAATACCACGAGCTTTCTTTTGCTCCCATTCCTGCCCTTTGGTCGAATCGGCAGAGAAATGAATAGCCACATATCGAGTCCCATCGGCAAGATCGGTACCCTTAACTGGATGACCAGGATGCGCCATTAGATCCAATCCTTATCATCTATCCCAAGGAAGGCTCTAGCCCTCATGTTATGCTTGATCTTGAGCCAGTCAGCGTTGGGAGAAGCATTGGCAATGCCACAGACCCAACCACCAGACCCTTCACCAGAACCTTGAGTAACGATCAATGCTTGTCCCCAAAACTCACTAGGGTTCGCATACTTTGAAACCTCTTCAAGTGTAACACCCGTCTTACCTTTACCTTGTGCTGATCCTGCATCTTGGTGACCTTGCGTAATCATCGAACCATTTCCGAGAATGATGTTCGTCGGCTCCTTTATCAAAACCGATCCACGAGTTTCGAACTCAATGTTGTACTCAGGCTTCCTGTTCTTTAACTGATTCAGCGAGAAATCAATTCGCCACAGATGTTCGGCAGCGTTCTTATGAGTTTGGTCAATGATAATCCACGATCCACGTTGCTTTCCCATGACCCAAGTTTCAAGTCCCCGGCATATCCACGAAATCGTGATACGTCGAGACTTCTCGCAGATCATAGGTTGTCGAAGTCGATAGGCATTCACCCATTCCACACAGAAGTCATAAACAAATTCCCGCTTAGGAATCAGTTCAATCTTCCTGTCTGCTTCATTGTCCGTCCACCAGCATTCAGTTACGAACCTAAATGCTGATTCTGGATCATCGCCCATGTACTCATCAGGCCACATCGGACGCTCCGATGGAGATTGGGCTGATCGGAATGCCGCCATAGCATCCTTCGTGATATTCTTGATCGCAACGGTTTCCCGCATGGATCGAATAGGTAAGTTGGTCTTACTCATCTTCCTTTGGTGTCATATTCTTGGTTGCTCGAGGCATAAGTTCAATCTGCCTCTGAACATCAATAATGATCGAACCTGCAACCGATTCACTGATCCCATTCCGAGCCATAGCGACGGCATACATCTTATGGAGCACATTATCTTCGGTAACGTGTTCAACACGATCCGTAAGCAGCCCATGTGCCGTCATCAGTAGCCGCATCATCACCGCTTTCTCTGGGATCTTTAGGTCAATCGAACCATCCCTGCGAATAATCAAACCTTGGATCAATGCCTTCTTATCGTCAGGAATCTCGTCCAATGGCTTCAATCGAATCTTGCCCTCAGCGTCGACAAAGATCAAATCCTCAATGTCCGAGAACACCACGTCTTCGCAAGCCTTAATGACTTCATCAGCCGTCTTTCGAGCCCTAGAAATCTGGCTCTTGACCTCAGCGGCAATAGCAATCCGAATGTGAGGTTGTTCTAAAATATGCAAAGCGTGTTTGGGATACCCCGCCTTATCTAGCGCACGACGCTTATTTTTGCAAGCCGAATACTCAACAACAAGCATCCATTCTTGGTCGGTCAATCCCTTTGGTCGCTTCTGTGCCGGGGTCTCGTCCGGTAAGTTGTCATATAGAGCCATGCCACATTATAAACCGAGGTTGCCAGAACCAAGCAAGAAGGCATAAGAAAAGGGGCATCGTGGTGAAAGCACGAGCCCCAATCGACTACTGACCAGGCAGCCCTTAGTAAAGCAAAGGAACCCGAGCGAGCCCTTCTTCCAACGTATCACTGTCATACGTCGGGCCTTGAAAAGAAATAGGCCGAATACGAAATTTTCCATTCTCCAAGAGGCACCATTCAATACGATGCTTCTCTTCATGGATAACTTCATTCCACTCAGGCTGAAACTCTTTTACCGTAGGAACATCTTCCTCTACCGGAGCCGCAACTTCCTCTGGTTGAACATCAGATTCCTGATCTTCCACCGCAGGAGCAACATGCTCACCTTCTGGCTTAACCTCTGGTTCCGGTTCGGAAGTTACTTCTGCTTCAACGGCAGGAGCCTCTTCCACCGCAGGAGCTTCGGTAGTCACTTCTTCGGTAGGAGCAACTTCTTCAATAGGAACATTCTCTTCGTTTGTCATGTCCGTATTTAACCCGCTACGATGTCCAGTTCGATAGTCGCGTCAGCCGCTTTTACGATTGAACCAACCCATCCAAGTTTGACGCCAAGATCAATCGGGAAAGAATCAATCACATGGTTCTTGACGATCTCCAATCCACCGATGCTCAAATCCACCGTGATCGTCTCCAAGTTCGCAGAACCGGCAGGACTGAAAGCCTTGAACGTCGCATCCACAGGAATTGGGGAAGCAATCTCACTCGGATCAATCGCAATCACAATCGGATTGGTAAACGTCGGCGCACTAATTTTCAAACTTACTGATGCCATATCAACCTCACTTGCTACCTTCGCATCATTCCAATGCTGAAAGTATCGGGCGATCCCGCCCCATTTTGAATACAAGAGCCCAAACCAGGACTCCACAACAACTTGAACCTTGGTCATTTAGAGCCCAAAAATGCCTAGCTTGATCGGTCCACTAATCCCAACGAACAATCGTGCCCGTTGCAGGCTCAAATTCTTGGTCGACCAAGTAGCCGTATCCTGAACCTCAGCCAGTCCAACGAACACCCCATAAGTCTTATTGACCTGATAAGTCAGTGTCCCACCAAACCCGAAAGCACCAGCAGGATCGGTAGCCTTGAGTCCTACGAGCATATCAGTCTTAACCGATACATTTCCTCTGGAAAACACAGTCTTGAGTGGAGTCACATTGACCACATAAGCTTGTCCCTTACTCACATAACCTGCAAGCGACTGGCCCATCGAACAAGCAGCTACCGCTAAAGCACCAGCGCAAATCAAACTACGAATTACCATCTGTCTTACTCCCAGGCGAAAGTTTCGCCTTCACTACGGTCAGAATCGGAATCAAAATCATCACCACACCCCGCTTGGTTATAGGATCTGGCGCAGATAAGTAAGCTGTCAAGCCAGCAATGCCAGCATAAAGACCTACCTCAAACAAGAATCTCCCCTTGCTCATAGCCACCATCCTATCCCAAACTGATAACTGGTGGCAAGAATGGAGCAAGGAGATAAACCGCAACAGCAAAGATGAACCCGATCACAAACAAGATAATCCAGCCCGAGATAAAGTGATCCATCTCAAACTCATCTTCTCGTTCATCCTTCTCTTCCATCGTTAGTTGCTAGTGCCACCGTTCGCACGAATAAAGGCCCGAATCAAATTCAGCTTATTCAAATGATCGGTTACATTTGTCAAGCCATCAATCCAAGACCAAATAGCCAAAGCCGTTGCTGCAACCGTACTTGGTGCGCCCAAATCAGTCTGAGCATTACCACCAAGATCTAAAAACTGCTGACATTCTGCCTGAGTTAAACCATTCATAATTTCCCTTCCTTCTTGAGTTCTATATAGAGGTCATTCAAACCCTGCCGCAGTTTATCATTCTGATCCTGCCTGCCGCGCAAGTATTTGATCTGCTCCCTGAACCCATCATTCTGAGATTCTAATCCTTTGATCTTGGATTCAAGTTCGGCATTCGATGGAGCATGAAGCTCAACATACAACGAAATGCCACTCAAGGTCGACGCGAGTAGCGTAAACAAGAGTACCAGCCAACTTATCCATCCACCAGTACGACCCATGCGTACTTTGTACCCTACATAAAAGCGTTAAGGGTGCCCTGGATGAACGGCACTTTGAATAGCTTGCAATGTCTCTGCCCTTGTATCAGTCTTAGCTTGAGCGATCTGAATAGCTATAACCATTCCCTTAATCTCGTCCGCAGTTTTCTGAGCGACAGCCAAAGCTGTAGTCAATACCTGAACCTGCCCTTCAAGTGCCAGCATCCTACCAGCCATCTTCGAATAACTAATCAAGCCACCAGCGGCTAGGGACAAAAAGAAAACACCGAAAGTAGCTGTTAACCCTATCATCTCTTTGGAATCCACCATCATCTAAGACCCCTCAGCCGACAACAGAATACACCACCTATGCAAGATAAGCCAACACGCTAGGTTTTACTTCGATCCAATCAACATCAAGTCCACATACCGTAGCACTCTCATGCTGCTTAATATCCCAGTCCTCATACTCACTCGTCCCTTCCCATCCACTCGATTGAGCAAGATACGAACAATGAGCAAACCCCAATCCTTTCACCCGAGCACAAACTTTCCCTGACCCATAAACACCAATGAAGTAACCAGCAGCCTTCATAAGCCCATGTACCTTCTCAAAGAACGGCACAATCAAGTTCTCCAACTCATCATCACTCGCATCAAAATCCACACAAAATACACACAAAGTATTCTGCCTAGCCCCGTCAGCATTCATCTTCCCTGACGCTATCCGAGCATAAACCTCCGCATTCCCATCGGCAAACTCAGCCACCGTATCAAATCGCTCAAAGATATACCCACGACGAATGCCCATCGTAGATAACCCAACAATCATATCCCGGTCAAAAGTCTTCTCAGGATAAGTATGAGTGTTCTCCGAATACTTGAAAACCACCCTAACACCAAGATCATATAAAGCATGAGCCTTCTCAAAAGTCGAACCCACCGTATCTATCCCAACATAATTCCCAGCGTCACTCAACACCATCAGATACACCTCCGTAGTTCTTAACCACCCAATCTATGCTCTCAATACCCTCCGATGCCTCTCGATCCTTCGAATACTCAATCACAGCCTTAGTCTCCAAAGGCTTCATCCCCCTAACATCCCCCAATGCCGAAATTCTCTCCACCCGTCCCACAGGAACCCAAGTCGACTTCAATACCCCATGAACAAAACCACCGTCAGAGTGAATTCGCTTCCCGAACTCCTTCACATCCCGATCCTCCAACGTCCGACAAACAAACAAACCATCCTGTGTGGTCAACACATAAGTCTTTAAAAATCCCATGACGACACCATCATAACACCATAAACAGAAAAGGGGTTCTCCTAAGAGAACCCCAATCCAGAACCACTGAGAACACCAAACCCAATCAACTAAGCAACAACATCCTACGACATCCCATTAAGTCCCGTCAACCCCTAACAGAAAAAAAAGAACCCTGCGAGGATATGAAAACTCGCAAGGCCCAATTGAGAGGGAGGAACCGCCGATCTTTAATGACCAGTCACCAATAAAACCTAAAAGCCCCGGAGGAAATACGACTAACGACCAGGGCAAGCTAACGTGTGAACATCTCGCTCAACAACATCCTACGACCTTTCGACACCACAAGTCAATACAACAATCCAAATTTTGTTTACCCCTTCGGGTTTCCCAGTATTTGAACCTTTGGTTTCTTGATTTTGACTCTGGTTTCTTAATTTTGCCTTTGGATTCTTGAGTTAGGAGATAGGGCCGCATCCTACCTGTCTGGGTGTCGCTTCCATGATTACGAAAGTGGCTGCGGCCTTCAACATCTTATCACCAATGAATTCTGATAACAAGGGAACCTGCGATACTTGGCAACTAATCATCCGACCCTTGATCGAAAAGTCTCCAAAAGTTAAACCTCCGATTTTAATGGAAAAAGTTTCGGCATCCCAAAATAGGTTGAGATGCGGAAGGAGGCTTGTCGCCTAGAGTCGATCGGGGAAAAGCTGGGTACCCCCACCCCCTATAGGTAACCCGATTATCCGAGCAGGAACATAGGGACGGTTACATCCAAGCAGTCCCGATCGGCCACGCTGGACGGCTTTCCCAGGACTGATATGATGGATGGATGCTATAGATTATTGCGGTCAGGATAGCAAAAATTCTTACTGCTATATGCTATCATACGTGTATAATATATATGTCAGTAAGACAAGGATAAACAAATGACACTCCACGAGATCAAAGACGCAGTAGCAGACGGTAAGACCGTTTACTGCGGGAACCAAAACTACAAGGTAATGCTTGACCGTTTAAGCCGATTTTTAATTGTATGTGATAACGGTTATATCATCGGCTTAACATGGGCAGACGGCATTACCCTTAACGGTAAGCCTAGCGACTTCTTTATTTTGGAGCAACAATGACACGCAAAGACTACCAACTCATCGCCAATGCTATTCGAGAGGCTAGAGCCATGAATCAGCATTCAGAAGCACAAGACGTATTGGATATCCTAGTTCATCGTTTGACGTTAGACCTAAATGCTACCAATCCACTATTCGACGCGGCAAAGTTCCGAGCAGCTTGCAACAAGGTAGGTAAATAGTATGACAACTAAGACGACAGAGCGATACAACGGATGGAAGAACCGTGCGACATGGAATATTGCCTTATGGATAGGCAACGACGAACCACTATACAGAATGGCCTGCGGATTTATGCAGTCCTACAAGGGCAGAACGCCGTATCGTTCGTTCATTAAGCAGTACGGCATGGCTGAGGACCGTACACCTGATGGCTTCAAGTTTGGAGGCACGGAATTATGCATCGCAGAGCTAAATGATATGATGCGAGAGCTAGTTAGTTAGTATGGTGACGGCAACCTCGCAAGAGGTTGTAAACCACAAGAGCAGTCCGAAGTCTGCTCCAAGTGAGTTAAGAGGATACACAACCTATGAATACACGACGATACGGCGATAAGCCCAAAACATCAGCTAAATACACTATCCGACTAGCCAGACGCGCAAAGTCTGCGACCCGATGGGGCACAAGGTAATGACGCTAACCGAAACACTGAAGGTAATTAAGGCTATGCAGTCGCATTGTGTCTCGGTCGATATACAAGTAGATACCGACCTAGTGATACCACCCGACATGTACCGCTACCGCTTCGTAGTTAATGGCCAACCAGCTAACGAGTCACTGATCGGCGGCAAGTTTACAAATCGGTGGCTAGCCCAAGCCGAAGCCGACGAGTTTCTAAGGGTCTTCGCTATCGGGATGACAGCCCGCGCCGTAGCTGAAGGTGAGTATCAGCTACGACACTTAAAGGCGGTAGGTAAGCTATGAAGCGATTTGACGTACAACCTACTCTGAGTGATACAACACTAACAACTGTTAAGGTTGACGGTATCACGTACAACCGGATAGCTTGGACTGGTGGAGATAGTCACAAACGGATAAAATCTACTCCACTATTCCTTAAAATCAGACGTGCATATTTCCGTGAATCCTTGCGCCTATGTGGAGGCTTAAACTTATGGGAATGTGCAGGTACTACCAGCTTGGAGCGTGCGCGAATATTTTGGAATCAGGCACATATGGATGCTTGCGCGACTTACGATCGACTAGAGGTATCAGCCAAATGAGAACAACAAAACCAAGATTCAAAGTGCAGCCACTGGGAGGCTCAGACGTTGAATTCTACATTCCCCTAGCAATGGCTCAAGAGTGCTACCACCAAGGACAATGCGAGGAAGCCTGTTTATTCTATGCACGTATGTGCCATCGGCAATTAGCACGAGTGCCAGACACGTTCTATCGCGAATGCCTTAAAAGTTATGGTGTCGAAGCCATAGACGAGATGACAACCGAAACCCTACATACCTATGCTATATGGTTGGCCGCAGGCAACGTAGTGGAAGATTTTGCGCGTCCATCAGACGGGCACCGTCCATCATGTTGGACTAGTTTGTCTAATTATTAGGATTTTAAGAGGAACAAATGAGAACAACCAAGACAACACAGAGCCAAAATATCGCGCAAGCTATCGCGATTCTAACAACCTACGGATTCACCAAAGATAAATTCGGTCACTACGTTAAGACGCTACCAGACGGGACCAAGTACCGGTACAAGTTCCAAGCCATAAGCCTACGGAAAGAAACATGGGGGAAGGAATCAAACTGCTGGATACGCGTACGATCGTGCCACTATTCAAGCCTACGGTTCAAGGATAACAAGATCGTATGGCCACGGCAGGGATACATCTAGTGCCAACCACCACCAAATACGACCTATCGCCATACTCTAAATACCGGGAGTATGGCCCCGACTATAACCGATCGATTGCAGTATCTTGCGCCGACGTGGAAGACGCGCAAGCCAAGGGAAACCAACGGGACGCCGCCTATTTTCACAACGTACTTCTACTAAGAGTAGGAGCTATAGACCTTGACACATTCCACGAGAGGAACAGAAGTCTATGAGCAACCAAACCCCGATCGACTTCAAAGGCAGAAAGTATTGGCTATTCGAGAAAGAGGAACAAGCGTTCCAGGAATGGATAGACTCACCTGCTGGACAGATGCACCTACGCAGCGGCCCCGGTCACCACACTTTCGTGCAGCTATCCGATAGGCAGTTCCGAGTATGGAACCACCCTACCTATGGATGGACGATAGAGCCTTGTATCTATCGCTAGCGACTACGCGAACCTGAAAGCAACCAATCCACGGGAGGTCTACTCCCCGTGGATTTTATTTTACGTCAAGCGAATAGTCTACTTAGTTGATAGACTATTGGGTGTATGAGGCGATAGTCAAATGAGTGTTTAAGTATCACCCGCTCGCGTTCGCTCGCCGGACCCTCGAAAATCATGCAGTAGACAGACGTGGAAATGTGGCAGTTCTATATAGAAGTTGGGAATAGGCAAGGAATTCAGCCCGACGTGAGGATTCCCCGGTTGAAGTTCGCAGCTGGCCCAGATCGAGCCGACAATCGAACTCCCCCAATGAAATCAGTCAACCTCCGAGAACTCAGAAGGCAGCCAGGACCGAGTGACCATTTTCAAGCAGGATTCTTACCCCGCGAGAATTGCCACTTTTTGCCGCCCAGACGCCCGTTTCAGCGCAATTCCCCCAACCAAACGGTTGTAGAGCGCCGAGCGCCCTTTTAAACGTCCTCAATAACCTTTTATCTGATATGGTTGAAAGTCGTCCCTTACCGCGAAGCGTAGCAGGTGTGATCCGAGCAGAGCGAGGGAACATCCGGAAAGTTTTCATGTATGAGCGAAGCGATCCGGAAAAGATTACTGATTGGATGCCGATAGGCCCATTCCCCCAACCTGATTCTATGCAAAGCCTATTTTGAATGATTTTCCAAGACTCAAACCACATCCAAAAAACGAACTCTTCAAACTCTTACTTTTTGAAAACAGTCAAAGGGTCTATCGCATAAATCGTAATCGGGCGAAAGCTGAAATACACTTTCCCCCTTTCCCCCTTTCTAGAGGTACGACGGCATTGTACCATATGTGCAAGGAAAAAACAGCACTTCCCCAAAAGTCTCCCGGTGTCAGGAGGAACAAGGTTTTTCTGTGAAAGAATCTTATTTCAAGCCTTGAAATTCCCCGGTTCGTTGCACACTTGAAAATTGCCCTGTGGATTCTTAGCATTCTTACCCTATAGTTCAGTGCTTAGAGTTGAACCTATTGTGCGCAAACTTACATCACTTCCCAAATCTTCCCCTCATGCAAAGGCATACACAACATAAGCTCGCAGAGTTTAAGTTAGGATAAATGTATCCATTGGCTAATGCTGAGAAATTCAATACTGTGTGCAAAGGGGAGATCAACATAGGCTAGGTTCAAACGTGCAGACTCATTACCCCAATGAATTGACGGTCGAAATGGAAGTGTGCTAACCTGTGTGAATGCAGACGCAAGAATCCATTAAACCCGCAGATAGGTGTGAATCAGTGCTTCGTTTGATGCTAACGGGAGTATTAGTCCCGTCCGTCGATGTCCTCAAAGCGATGAAATCACACGGAATTAAACGATCCACATATATCGCAGTCAAGGACCGAATAGGAGTCAAATCTGTCAAGCAGCCAGGGTTTCAAGGCAAGTGGTTAATGACCATCGTTGACACAATGACGCCAGATGTTGATTGGCCCGGTGCAGAGCACCGTAAGCCCGAACTATTGGGTCGATGGAGTTATGTCAAAGAGCCTCCCGGTGTCAAGGCACCTAATGGACGAATCTATTACTCCCGAGAGACAATCGGAATAGCTGAGTTTGCCGCGCTCCAAGGAGTCAGAGTCTGTGATGTCCTATTTTGGATCAACAAGAAGTACGTCATAGCGACCGAGAACCAATTTGACTTTAACATTAAGGTCTCTGATGCAGTTCGAGATTATGGTGCTAAGGTTCGAATGTCCAGACTAGAGCGTGTCAGGAAGCAAAATAGGCTCAAAGCAAGGCAACACGCAAAGGACTGGCTCAAAGAGAATTGCACTTACCCACACAAGGTATCAGGCAGGCAGATTACTAGCGCAATAGCCGAACTCAATATCTCTCGGAGGACAATGGAGCAGGCTAAGTCTGACCTAGGAGTTGTCAGGTTCAAACACAAAGGCACGATGGCGTACCAAATCAAGAAGAAGGAGATCGAGCATGAATAATTGGCAAAACACACGATAAAATGAAAATAATAATGCACGAAATCAAAGAATTAGTGTATTATAAATATGTAGTTTGATGGGTTTGAGCCTGAATTCACGTCGAAGCAGGCTCAGACTCAAAAGGCATACAAAGGAGTGAAATACGACACCATGATTGAGATTCAAGAGCGCAATATCCCAGCAGGGAAGATTTTGATTGCTGACTATGCCGACGCTAAAGGCAAAATGTCACAGGTTACGATCCTTGACCAGACCATTGACGAAGCTAACCGAGTTTGGAAGTTCAAACAGCATGAGCCAGGTTTCGAACCTGCTGGATCAATGGCCCGATGGACGAACCGTAAGTACAGTGTGACGTTCTTTGACTATGCTATGAACGCAATGTTCGGGCAGTCGTTTACCTCAAAAGATGATGCGATCAAGTTCTTTGAAGCTAAGAAGGTGTCAGCATGAAGCGAACACTTTACTACCGCTCAAGCAACGGCAGCCTCCACCGTGAATTTACAGCTAACACTGATGCGGAAATCAGAGCCTACATCTTTGATAGCTTTGGTCATGGGCTCAAATTCGAATCCCAATGCCCCATTGTTTGTTCCCATGCCGAACTTGTCAGCGATGTTTACGACCAAGACGAGTTTGTAGAACTTTACGGGCAGGAGGCTTGGAGTAACACTGATGGACGATTCAACTACCAAGTATCAGACGCAGACGGAGAAACTTATTGGTTTGCCGACGAGTCCAGTGCAGACGCTAAAGAACTGGAATTGCTTAGCGATGTTATCTCTGATTCAGTCAGAGGCTATTGGATTGGAGATTCAGGCAAACACGTTGTCCAGTTCAATGATCTAGAAACTGCGAACTATTTTGGCTCAGGCGATCTGAAAAGTATCGAAACAAACCGAAAGATATGGACTGATGCAATGGCTGGATTCTTGGATGCTAGGAATATTGACTGGCACCTAGATCATTCCCCTTTGCGGCTGATTGCCTACTGTGATGCAGACGAATTCGATGCGCTGGCAATTCAAGCATTGGAAGCAGTCAATGAGGCTCAGGAGATCGAAGCATGAAAATGGCGATCCCATACCACAAGCATTGTCAGAATGTTCGGAAGGTTTACAACAACTGGAATAAGAACCTAAACGTGGGTTCATGGTGCATTGCGACCGACGAATTGAATCGAGCCCACTCTTTAATGATGGGATCGTGTAACCGAATCCGGTTATGGTTCAACGATGCAACACTTGGCAGCCATGAAATGTATGGCCCGAGTCCGCGAGAAGATGGACAATCCCCGAATGTTGTTGCGCTTAAATCCGCGCAGGACCAATTGGATCAAATCATCACTAGCCTGATCCGTATCAGGCAAGACATGGGACAGCACGACGGAACCAAATACGTGATACCGGAGGCTTTGAAATGAGCAAGCCGACACAAGACGAAGCAGCTACGGTTGTCCGCTATGTGACGGCCCGATTGAGCGTTCTGATCGAACAGACCGAGAAAGTATCTAAGTCTAGCGCCTTTACTCTCGCTCAGAAAATCCAGACCCAGCGAGAGATTAAGGAGTTGAAACGAATCCGCGACCAGTACCGACGCGACTACTACCAACATATTGAACGACTGACAGGAACCGAAGGAGAACTCTAACCATGACCATTGAACAACATATCCAGAACCAGAACCGTTTTAACGCTATTCGCAAGGCCCTTGAATCGAAGCTAGAGGCAGAGAAGTCTGCGTTACTTGCCCAGGCAGACGAAGCGATCAAGGATATTCCCCGGTTGACAATCACAAACGAGCTTGGCACGTTCACCTTCTCAATCTGCGTCAGCGACGGAGGCGATTACAATTCAACTCGAACTATCACTATCACCGGACAGATTGAGCCTTACGAACATGACCGAGAACACAAATTTGCAGGCATGACATTAAAACGAGTATCCGTCGTTATTGCTAAACGATGGAATGCCGTTGATTTCCGAGTCGAGATCGGCAGCACCGATACCAACATCACGGATATCAGGATGAACAAGATCCGCGCACTGTTCCCAGAGGATCAAATTCAAGCTATCTGGAATGAACTGGAACCTCATTTTGACAAAGCCTACTACGCCCAGCATCTTCGAGACTTGGCATACGAGATTAGAACGTTCCCCCTAGCCAACTACTGTTTCGACGGAGAACGTGAACGGGACAAGAAGGTACACGAAGAACTAATGGCGAAAAAACGCAAGGAAATGGACGCCATTCTCGCAAATGCTATCGCTACTACAACAATCACGAAGGAGAACTAACAACTATGAAACTATCAACTTTCCCAATCGCAGCCATGTCCCTACTTGCTTCAATGGGACCTATGCAGAATGGCGATATTCGACGGGCAATGCGGCCAGGATCTGACTACCGTGGATTTTCCTCCCACGGTTGCAAGACAGCTACGCCCAAGCATCCATGCGGGAAGAGACGCCGGTAAGGAGAGAGAAATGCCACACGATCCAAGAATCACAGTAGGGACTCAGTTCCAAATGCGCGGTAAAGATAAAGCGATCTGGACAGTCAAGGACGAACTGACTACCACCAATCTCAAAGGCGAGATCGTTGAGGTTCGCTACCTATGTTCTAAGTCATACCTTGGGCAAGAACTAACCTGCTCTGTTTACGCAACGACTATCTTTATGGGAGGAATCATCGAATGCCAATAATCAAGACCGAATCAGAACTACGGCAAGCAATATCGCAGTTATCCAGAGAGAAACTAGAAGAGTTTGCTTTTGACGTTGTTGTCGATGTCTATGGAATCGAATTAGACCCTGAACTGGAATCCGCTGATGTTGTAACCAATGTCGCAGGAAAGATTGACGCAGTTCTAGGGATTTACCCCCAAGTACCCGATGGATGGCAGGAAATCGACGGAGACAAAGAATGAGAACTATTAACCAAATCTTAGAAATGTTCCCCGGCACAATAGCCGAGGATTGGACGCAGCACGAAAACGGAAAAGGATGGAAGTATAAGACGGCATCCGTTGAACCTACTGTCTACCTAGAAGGAATTGTCTATGGCAATGCTCAGGTCTATGGTGATGCTCGGGTCTACGGCGATGCTGAGGTCCGTGACAATGCTGAGGTCCGTGACAACGCTCGGGTCTGTGGTGATGCTTGGGTCTATGGCAATGCTCAGGTCTATGGCAATGCTTGGGTCTACGGCGATGCTTGGGTCTATGGCAATGCTTGGGTCTACGGCGATGCTGAGGTCTCTGGCAGTGCTCAGGTCTACGACAACGCTCGGGTCTGTGGTGATGCTTGGGTCTATGGCAATGCTTGGGTCTACGGCGATGCTGAGGTCCGTGACAATGCTGAGGTCCGTGACAACGCTCGGGTCTGTGGTGATGCTTGGGTC